AAATGACTAAATTGAATCCGTATGACGAAATTGAAATTTCAGAAGAAGATATAGACCTAATGAGCCGTTTGGTTTACTGCGAATCAAGAGGTGAAAGTATTGAGGGGCAACGTGCAGTAGCAGAAGTGGTGTTAAACCGTTGCCTTAGTAGTGATTTTCCAGATAATGTGAATGATGTTATTTATCAGAAGAAACAATTTTCTACAGCTAAAATGTTAAGTAAAACAACACCTAACAAGGAAAATATTGAAGCTGTAAGATATGTTTTAGAGAATGGAAATACATCATTAGAAACAACTGAATATGTTTATTTTTCTACTGGTAAGTCTAACGGTCATGGGTTTACTAAGTTAGGTAATCATTGGTTTTCTAAGTGAGGGTAATATGAAAAGAATTTGTTATAGAGTGAAGTTTAACAATAAAGAAGATTTATTTCAATTCAATAAATGGGCTGATAGTTGTAGTTATAACATAGATGTCAGGTATAACAGTAAGACTTTGGACGGTAAGTCATTAATCGGACTTATGGGAATGGATATTTCTAATCCTATTTTTGTTATTTTGTATACCGATAACACTAATGATTTTGTTGAGAAATTTAGCAATATTATCCTTGACAAAATTGTAATGTAGTGGTATTATTGCTATATAAATCAATAAGAAAGGAGAAAATCAAGTTGCCAAGAATTAGTAAAAAGCAGAGAGTAATTAATCAGATTACAGAAAACTTGAAGCAGAAAGAAAAAGAAATTGCTATCAATGCGGCTATGGGTGGTTACTATTCAGCAATTAAGATTGTACAGGATAAGATTACCAGAGGTAAGAATATCGCAGACCTCAGTACCTTTTGTACCGCTGAGTTGTCAAAAAAAGAAATAGTAGAAAATGAAACAAAAAGTAATTATTTAAAATCAAATAATAAAGAAATCAAAGGAGATAATTAAGCTATGAAGAATGTAAGACAGACAACTAACACAGGACTTTTAATTGGTACTCTTTCTGAAAAGAATACAGAAATTAAGCAGATTGAATTAACCAAGGACGATAACAGTAAGTTTAAGTGTAATGCTGTACAGGGAAATATCGTAATTTCCACTGTAAATGGTGATTTTAACTTAAGAGTTAATTGTCCAGAGTGCAAGAAAGACGGTACAAAAACTAAGCTGTACGCAAACTTTGAAACACTTCATAACAGTTATGTATCTGCTGTAGAAGCCGCAAAAGATAAGTCACTTACACCAAGTATTATTGGTGCTACTGTAGGACTTAGTTGTTGGGATAGATATAACCAGAATAGCGGTAAAATGGTTTCTTCACCACAAATTAGATTAAGAGTTGTAAATAGAGAAAATTCAGATGCAGAATCTCAGACAGATTTTTCACTTGAAGGTGTTATTCGTTCTATCAAACCAGAAATGACAATCCCTAAGAGCGATACAGAAGAAGCAGAAGAAACAGGTAGATTACTTGTAGAGTTTATCACAATCAACTTTAATAGTGAAGCAGAACCTTATAGCTTAATCGTTCCAGAAGATTTAGCAGAAGCATTTGTAAATGGTTGGACTGATGATGATGGAACAGTAGTAAACGGTTATGCTGTAGGCGATACTTGCTGTTTAGGTGTTGAACTTGTTATGCGTCATGTAGGTGGCGAAAAGAAGAAATCTGCGGGATTTGGCAGAAAAGCAAAGGTAGCAGAGGGATTTGATGTATTAGAACTGGTTGTAATTGGTGGTGAGCCTGCTTATACAGATGATACCGAGGACGAAAAGAAAAAGCCTTTCACACCAGAAGTAATGAAAGAACTTATGAATGAGCGTAAGATGAAACTTGAAAAGATTGAAAAGGACGCAAAAGAAAATAAAGACAGTGGTTCTTCTCAGAAATCAAGTGGCAAAGGTCTTGGTGGACGTAAGCCAAATGTGAACATGGCTGATATGGGTGACGCTCCTTTCTAAAAATAAGTAGTTATGAGTTAGTATAAAGTGGTTACAAGCGGTTAGGATAGGTTAGATGATAAATTGGTAATCTAAAAAATTCAAACCGCTTGTACTAATTTAAGACGAGAATTATGAATAAAAATGAAATGACAACAAACGAAGTAATAAAATTACTTCTTAATAAAGAGATAGAAATTGATAATAAAATTATAAATACTGTTTCAGAATTGTTGCGTTTAGGTTATGAATCAGATCGAGGGAAACAGTATGTAAAGGATTTGAGAGGTTCTATAGAGTATACATTGGAAGATATTGAAAGAATTTTAAACAAATAAAATGATTTTATATGGAGGAATTTAAACAATGGCAGACGAAAAGAAAAGAAATAACCCACTTTTAGACCTTGAAATTGAAGAAATGGTAGGTGGTTTAGCTGGTCAAAAGGTACTTTGTTACGGAAATAACGATACAGGCAAAACTTACCAAGCTATGCACTGTGAAAGACCTTTGCTTTTAATGACTGAGAGTGGTGGTAATGGTCTTAAAGGATATAAAATACCTATTAATTCTTGGGCTGAATTTGTGACCAATGTTGGTTATCTTACAGCACCACAAACTTATGAAGCCATGCATAAGAAATTTTTTACTGTAATTATTGATACTGCTGAAAATCTTGTAGACCTTTGTGAGCAATCTGTATACAAAGAGTTTGGTGTAAGAGATTTAAGTGAAATTGAAGGAAAATCTAATGGTTATAAGATTGCCAGACGTAAATTCTCAGGTCAGATTAACAAACTTACATCACAAGGATATTTTATTATCTTTATTGCACATGAAGAGATAGATGAAAACCATATTGATGAATTAACAGGTGAAACTGTTAGATTTATTCAACCTAAAGGTTCTGGAAATGTTAAATCTTCTATGCGTATGATTAGAGATATTTGTGATTTTACAATTTATCTTAAATCAAATGGTATTGACCCAGAAACAAATGAAACAATTATGTCTACTGGTATTTGTAAGCAGACTTCTCATGTATTTGCTAGAAGTAGATATGCTATGCAAGCATTTATTGACCCATTTACTGCAAAGAACATGTGTGATGCAATGGAAAAAGCTATTAAGAAATCTGCTGAGAATGAAAATGTAGGTCTTACTACATTTAAGCCTTACGAAAACGTAACAACTAAAGAGGAATGGCTAGCTTTAATTCAGCCATATGTACAGAAACTTTGGAAAACTTATCCAGAGTATATTAATCAAGTTGTTGCCGACCAGTTAGGAAAGGGTAGGAAGATTAGTTCTGCTACAGATGATGAACTTGCTTGTCTTGAAAGTATTTATAATAATTTTGTGGACTTCTGTTGTGACAGAGGAATTGTTGTAGAGGTATAAAAAATGCCGTTTCAATCTAAAAAGAAATCCAGATACAAGCAAGTAAAAATAAGTAGAGAAACTTTTATCAATCAGTATATAATGAGCATGAATACTGGATTCAAATATATTGCCGTACTGATTAGAAACGATGAAGAAATAAAGCCGGATATTCATATTATTATGAATGAAAACCAAGAAGAAAGATTCAAAAGCTATCTGGACGATTATGATAGTGGTTTAAGAGAGAAAAGAAACAAAGCTAATCGGATTGTCGGTATTACGGCTTTTGATGAATTTAACGAAAATATCATTTCTCCATCAATGTTAAGGTAATAAAATCTATAATGAAACTCTTTACTTTAATCGGTAAAGAGTTTCATTTTTTATATTGACAAATCATATAATTTGTGATAGAATTTATATATATTGAAAGGGAAATAATATGGAAGAAAAAATAAAAAAAGGTGATACAAAAGTAAAATGTAGATACTGTAAAAATAGTATTTATAAGAGCAAAAGTTTTATAAGCCCAGATAAGCCAAGAATGTATTATTGTAATGAAGAATGTTTTAACAATGCAATAAAGGAATTATCGGCAAAAAAAACGAATAGTAATAATGCTGATAAGACAGCTACTTGCCGTTGTTGTGGTAAAAAAATACAAAAAGATAAAGCTTTTATGACAAAACAGGGTTACTATTATTGCTCAGAAAGTGAATACAATAATAAATATGTTGGTAGCGAAGCATATTTTGAAGAAACGTTTCTTGATTACATTTATTTTAATATGAGTAATAAAGAATGTGATTTTCCTTTGTTACAAAGACAGGCTCCATTGATACATGACAAGTTTGGATATAAGTGGACTGGTATGATAATGACATTGAAATTTTTTCACGAAACTTTAAAACTAGACTGGAATAATGAATGGGGATTAGGACAGATTTTTCCAAAATATTATGCGCAAGCTAAAGATTTTTGGAATCAGCAAAGAAAAATTAAAGAGATTACAGATAAGATTGAAGAAGATGAAACGATATTTATTGAACGAAAGAAAAAAGAAACAAATATTCCTAAATGGGAGGACTTGTAAATGCTTTATTCAGCGTCAGACGCTTCAATGTGTTTAGGGGTGTTATTACAAAATCCCTCTTTAACAATTAGTAAGAAATTTCCTATCAACTCAGATGATTTTAAACCTATTTTGTTCCATGAAATTTTATATAAATCTATATCATGGTTGTTTAAAAATGGTGCGGAGCAAATAGACGAAATTGTTTTAGATAAATTTTTGCAAAATTATCCAGAACAGTTAGAAGTGTGTACAGATAATAATTATCTTGAATTTATAACAACGATTAAAAAATTGGTTAATGTAGATAATTATGAACTACATTATAATATTATTAGAAAATATAGTTTGCTTAGAAAAGCTAAAGAATTAGGTATTGACATTACAGAGTTTTATGACGAAAATAAATCAGAGGAATCAGAAGTAGAAAAATTTAATCGTTTTTCCATGCAAGAGATACTTAATAAAATTGATGGGAAAATGACCACTCTTAGAATGGATTTTAATACAGAATTATGTAGAGAAACATTAAGAGCGGGAGAAAAATGGGAAGATACTTTAAATGGTTTTGAAAGTGAACCTGTTATTGGTGCTATACTTCAAAGCAAATATTTGTCTACTTTATATAGAGGTTGGCAAAAAGGACATTTATTATTAAGGTCTGGTTCATCAGGACAAGGAAAAACAACGACTTCCATTGGAGATTTATGCAACGTATGTGCTAATCGTTACTGGGATTTTGATGAAGAAAGATATGTTGATAATCCTTATAAATCTGGTGATGGATTTATGATTAATACAGAAATGGATTTATCAACCGAAATTCAACCCAAGTTTATATCTTGGATAAGCGGTGTTCCGTATCATAAAATCCTTGATGGAAAATATAATAAATTTGAAAAAGAAAGATTGATTGAAGCTGGAAAAATTCTTTATGAAAGCCATATTGAACTATTCGATCAACCAGATTTTACAGCTACAAAATTAAAAGAAATATATCGTCAATGTCATTTATGGGGGGCAAGTTATTGCTTTTTCGATTATATTTGGGATAACTCAGAGTTTGGAACTGAATATAAACAAATGACAAGTATTCCTATTCGAGAAGATAAAGTCCTTTTCCAGATTGCAACCACGCTTAAAAGCTTATCTGAGGAATTTAATATAGGTACTTGTACAGGTACTCAGTTAAATGGTAACGAACAGGTCAACGAACTTTTAGACGAAAGATGCATTTATGGTTCTAAACAGATTAAGACTAAACTAGATAACGGTGCTATATTATCTTTTCTTAGACCTAAAGAATTGGAACTTGTAGATACATTAATCAATCGTAAAGGATTCGGAAATAAAAAAAGACCTACTCATATTCTTCATAATTTTAAAACAAGATTTTCACGTTATGGACAGAACATTAAAGCATGGGTTAATGTAGATATGGGAACTGGCAGAATAAGTGATTGCTTTTGTACAGACCAATATAATCAGCCGATTAATGTGGATAAGACAGATATAAAACTAAGATAGGGGTTAGTAACATATGGTAACAGACGTTTTAAGACTTGTAGGCATACAAGTTATCAAGTTAAATCTGAAAGCAGTCCGTAGCTGGGTATGCTTTTTGGATAAATTATATAATAAGATTAAATAAACAAGGAGGAAACGCAAATGGCAGTAACAGGAACTTTAAGGGAAATCACAGGAGAGATGATGCAGTTAATGATTATGCTTGAAGATGAGCCAGATTCAGATGTATTGAAAGATACATTAGAGGGCTTGTCTGGGGAATTGGATACTAAAGCAGAAAATTATGTGTACGTCATCAAAGAGTATGAAGGTCAGATTGAGAATATCAAGAAAGAGATTGATAGATTGACCACAAGAAAGAAAACGGCAGAAAATGCTGTCGAAAGACTTAAAAACGCATTATTATATGCTATGCAGACTACAAATACTAAAAAGTGTGGTGGTAATTTGTATACTATTTCAGTAAGAAATAATGCACCGCAGTTAGGACAGTTAGACGAAAGCCGTATTCCAGAAAAGTATTTCAATGTAGTGACAGAAAAGAAACTGGACAAAAAAACTTTGTTAGCTGATGTAAAGGTTGCAGAAAAAGAGGGAAAACATATTGATGGTGTTGACGGTTTAAGAGTTAGTCAGTCACTTTCAATTAAATAATTTATATAAAGGAGAATAAAAAAATGATTCATGTAATTGACGGTTTTTATATTTTAGTAGACGCTTATCAGTATATCGCACAGGAAGATAGTGGTGCAAAATTATCATCTAAAGGTAAAGAATACATCAAATGGAATGTACTTGGTTATTATTCTTCTATTGATAAAGCCGTAGAAAGAATTATCACAGAACTGATTAACAGAAGAACAAAAAAGAAAACTTATGAATTGGCTGATTATATTGCTGATTATAAAGCTGAAACATTAAGATTAAAGAAACTGATTAGAGAATCAATGAAAGAAGTAAATAAAACAAAGTAAAGATAAAAGGCGGTCAAACATGGGTATTGACGCAAAACGTTTAACCAAACAGCTAACTATAGATGATTATAGAAAAATTGCTGTATCATTAGGTGCGACAGTGATTCACGAAAATGACAGAGAAATATTATTTACTTCTATATGCCATGAGAGAAATCCAGATGGTAAAAAGAATAAACTTTATTTCTATAAAGATAAAAAGATATTTCTTTGTTATATATGTGACGTTTCTTACTCTGTTTATAGTTTAGTTCAGAAAAGAAAAAAACTTCTGGGAGAGGAATATACTTTCCCAGAAGCATTACAATATGTTTGTGATGTTTGTAACATTCCGTATGATGATATACAAAGGATTCATAAGAAAAGTACAAAAGTATATAATTGGGAAGATGATTTAAGTAGATATATTCGTATAAAGAATGGAGATTCACTTATACAAACTTATGATAAAGCTATCTTAGATTTTTTTCCAAAAATATATCACACTTCTTTTCTTAATGATGGTATAAGTATTCAGACTATGGAAATGTTTGGAATAAGATTTTATCCATATGCTCAACAAATAGTGATTCCTGTTTTTGATGAAAATGGAGAACTGGTCGGACTACATGGCAGAAATCTCAATCCAGAGTTAGTAGAAATGGGTTACAAGTATCTTCCAGTTAAACTTGTAGAGAATAACGCTGAATACAGATTTAACGCTTCTACTGTCTTGTACGGACTGAATTGGACAAAAGCAAATATAGAAAACACCAAAGAAGCTATTTTATTTGAAGCGCCAAAAAGTGTGATGCAAATGGAAGATATATTAACAATCAATAATACTGTTGGTATGTTTGGAATGAATTTGCAAAACGCTAAAAGAAATAAACTTATTCAATTAGGTGTTGAAAGAATTGGAATTGCTTTAGATAAACAGTATCATACGATATACGATGATAAGGGTGAACTTACGGAAGAATATGTTAAATGGAAAGCAAAAGTAAACAAAATCATTGATAAGTTTAAAGGTTTTGTAAAAGAGATTTATGTTATCTATGATGATAATGATAAAGAGCCTTTGTTAAGCTATAAAGATTCTCCCTCTGATAAAGGCAAGAAAGTATGGGAAAAATTATATGAAAAAAGAGAAATTGTTGAACAGTAAAAAAGAATCATATAATTGGTTAAGATTTTTTGGTGAACTGATATTGGTTGTTTTAATCTCACCGATTTTAATTGTATTAACTATTGTATTTGTTATTGCAGAATGGCTAATAAAATTATATGAGAAACATTTCAAAAAGGATTGACATATTGTACAAAATATGTTATGATAAATCTATCAAATTAATAACGAAAGGAAAATATAAATAATGGCAGAGAACACAACTGAATTAAAAGAAGTAGAGTTAGAACTTAACAAGGTGGTTTTAACAGGAACTATCACAGAGGATTTTACTTATCATCATTCCACAAAAGGAGCAAATATTTATAAGAGTTTCATTTGTGTAAAAAGAGATAGCGGTACTGATGATGTACTCCCTATCATGGCTTCTGAAAAAGTCCTTAAAGAAGCATTTTCACTTACTGAGGAAAAGTCCTACGGCTCACAGAATTACACAGTCTGCGTTGAGGGAATTATGGCTTCTTACAATGAGCATATTGAGAACGGCAAGAGTAAGTTAATTTTATTTGTTAAACCAAATAATATCTTAATCGTTGCTGACAATACAAAACCAAGTAATAACATTGAAATTACTGGTTATATTGTAAAAGATGTGATTGTAAGAAAAACTCCTGGTCTTAAAGATGAGAAAGGTATTTGGGTTAAGCAGGAAAGAACCATTGCTGACGTTATGTTAGGTGTTAATATCAATACAAATAAGCGTAGTGTATCTTATTACATTCCTTGTATCTTTTGGGGCAAAGCCGCTTCTGCTATTGGTAAATTAGGAATTGGTACACAGGTTAATATTCATGGACGTGTTCAGAGTAGAAAGTACAATAAGCGGTATGAAAACGGTAATGTTGAAGAAAAGATTGCTTATGAAATTTCTGTAGCAGATGCAATGTTAGTTAGCAAAAACGGTGAAGTAAGCAATTTAGTAAAAGTTCACCCAAAGAAACCTATAAAAGAAAAACGTAATAAAGTCACAGTAAAAACTAGACATAATCCAAATGGATTCAACTTAGATTAATTCAGAAAAAAGTAAAAGCACTCTTATATAAGGGTGCTTTTATTAGTATAAGGAGTATATATGCAAGTAAAAGAAATTTTGCCTAATATTGATTTATCAAGATGGGAAGAACAATATTTAGAAGCATTTGGTATTAAAGATGTTGAAGAATATTTGTATCCTACTTACAAATACGTAGAACGCCCAGAACGATATGATAATATGGAAGAAGGAAAAGAATTATTACACAAGATATTAAGCAATCAAACTAATCATATAGGAATTGTACAAGATTGCGACTGCGACGGTTTGTTTTCTGCTGTTATGATGTATAATTTTCTTAAAAATGATTTAAAAGTTAAGAATCCTATTTTCATATATTTTCATTCAGATAAAAAACATGGTATTACAGAAAACGTACAGAACTGGGTACTGCATAATGAAATCAATTTGTTAATCGTGCCAGATGCAGGTAGCAATGACTATCAAGCACAAGAGGATTTGAATTTTCTTAATACCCATATATTGATAATAGACCACCATAAAATCGTTCCATACAAAAAGGAATATATTAGCAATTATGAAACAGTGGTGATTAGTAATCAGCAAGGTTGGGTAAAAAATAAATGTCTTAGTGGTACTGGTGTTGTAAATAAATTTATTAAATATTATTGCGATAATACTTCAAGCTGTAAAACAAAAGTAAGTGCAAAATATGTAGACTTGGTAGCATTTAGTTTAGTGTCTGATAATTGCAATATGCTTTCACAAGAGAACAGAGATTTTTTAATGGTAGGCACTTCTATAGCAAATACGCAGAATGAATTTTTAGCTTATCTGAATGAAAATTTAAACTATACTAATGAAATTACTTGGAAGTCGATAGGATTTATGATTTGCCCTTATCTTAATGCTGTATGTAGGAGCGACAACCAACAGTTGAAAGCTGAATTGTTTTTCTGTTTTACAAGCGGTCATTCAGAAATGTTTGAAAGCGTACTAGCCAAAATTAAAGACCAGAAAGCTATACAGGATAAGATTGTCACTAAAACAATCAAAGACGGCTGTAGCATGGTTCTACGCACTGATAACGTGCCGTTGTTAGGAATTAAGCACCTTGAAAACGTGGAACAGTACCCTTACAGTGGTTTGATTGCTAATAAATTAAAAGACGAAACTCCGATTGTGTTTGCTACACATGAAAGTAATGGTTGTGTAACTGGTTCTTGCCGGTCTGATTATGAAATTCTTAATTTATGTCAAGATAGTGGGTTATTTGAAATTGCACAAGGACATGATAAAGCATTTGGAATTGGATATAAAAAAGAAAATGAAGAAAAGATTTATAAATATATTCAAGACAAATTTACTAATGAAAAAATAGAATTACCGTCAATTCCAGTTGTGAAAAGTTATGATTTGGAAAAAGATGATTTGCCCAAATGCTTATTTGGATTTGCAGACCAGTGGGAATGTATCTGGAATAATAATTTAATTAAGCCAGTTTTTGCCATTGATTTTAAATTGAATGTTTCTGATGTAGAGGTAATTGGTAAAGACAAAAAGACGCTACGGTTTAGTAAAGATGGGGTAACATTCATTAAGTTTAAAGAGAGTGAGAACTGGTTAGATGATATGTCAGAACGGCTTGTACTGGCTTCTACTATTTGCAACCTATCTATAAATTATTGGAATGGTCGGAAATATTATCAAGTCATTATTGAAGAATGGGAAATTAAGGAAATTCCACAAGAAGTAAAAAAAACTAAAGCGATTTCATGGGACGATGTATGGTAAAATGTATTGATTTTATATAAATTCTATGATATAATAGAGAATATGAAAGGAGAAATTATGGAAAAATTTAAAGACAAAACTTATGTTGTAGTTTGTAGTGATTTTGAAAAAGCTAGAAACGCCATGAGAAAAGAAATGTATAAGCATTATCAAAGAGATAGTGACGAACCAAGTATTACCAGAGAAATTAAAAGTACAATGATTAATGGTAGTAAAATCAAAGAAACTTGCAGAGGGAATTTAAGATTAATGGAAAATGTTGATAAAAATTATCTTTTTGGATATATTTATTCCAGATTAAATCCTTTTGAAAGTATTAAGATTTCATGGCTGAATATTGGTGAATTTAAGAATCCGTCAAAAGGTAATTTTGGATTTTATGATGATGTTGTAAAAATTATTATTGTAGGTAATGACGGTTTATCGTTTTATCTTGATAATTTAAAGAAAAGTTTTGGTGCAGACGTAGAAATTGAAATAAGGCTACCGCAATCCCACTGGCTTTAGACGGTGGGTAGTTCACATTGTGATGTAAAAGGAGAGAATGTTATGATTAATGATGTAACTTATGAACTGATTAGAATTGTAAAGAAAATTGATTTAAACAATAATCTGTTTGAGAGAACGGAAGAAAGCAACATTAGTAAAATTGTAAATAAGGATATTGAGAATGTTATTAAAGAAATGGTGGAAACTGATAGCCAGTTCAGATTTAAGAAAAGCATTTTCGATAGACAATACAAAATGAGTGTTGATTATTCAAAATGTGGTGAAGTGGTTATTAAACCTAAAGAAGGGTTGGGGTTGGTAACTATTATGGAGATTGATGAATTTTTAGAGGTGCTGAGTTTTAGGATTTATAAAGGGATTGAGAAAGCAAAAGAAGAGCATGAAAATTGGAAGTTATGGAAAATGAATAAGGTGAAGTTAGAGAAATATATTTAAGTTGTACTAAAGGAGAATTAATATGATTGATACTTATACTACTTTGCATTGCCATTCAGAAATAAGTTCGGCTGTATTAAGATTTGCTGATGCTATATGTCATATTAAAGATAGTATGGAATGGTGTTATGAAAATAATCTTAGAGGTTATGCCATTACTGACCATCAAAGCTGTAGCGGATATGTCACTCTTGAACAGAGTTACAATGCTTTAAATGTCGAAAGACCATTTCAGCATATCTTTGGTAATGAATGTTATTTAATTTCACAAGACGAAGATAATTTAAGATTCTCAGAAAATCAACGTCCTTATTATTGGCATTATTTAGTAAATGTACTTGACCCAGAGGGTTTAAAGCAGATGTATGAATTATCTGCTAGAGCATGGCTACGGAGTTATACTTATAAAGGTTTACTCCGTAGACCTAATTTCTATTCAGATTTTGAAGAAGTAGTAGGAAATAACCCCGGACATTTAGTTGTTTCAACAGCTTGTGTTTCTGGATATTTACCACATTGTATCTTAACAGATGATATGGTAAACGGTGATAAATTTATTAAATGGAATCAGCAAGTATTTGGCAAAGATAATTTTTATCTTGAATGTCAGCCTTGTTATTCTGATAATGAAGAACAGATAAAAGTAAATAAAGCGTTATGGAAAATTCACGAAGAAAAAAATATTCCTATTATTGTTACTACTGACGCTCATTATCAAAGACCAGAAGATAGATTTATTCATACTACGTTTTTAAAAAGTAAAGACGGCGGTGATAGTAGAGAACCAGAAAAATTTTATAAAACTACTTATTTATTTACACCACAAGAATTAAGAGAAAGTTTGTATAACAGTGGTTTTAATGATAATCAAATTGATACAATGTTTCAGACCACTAATAAAATTGCAGATAAAGTACAACCTATTACCATTAAAAAAACTACTAGAGTGCCAAGTTTACCTAGCTTACCAGAGTTTGAAATTAAACATAAATATAAAGAATATTATGAAAAATATCCTTTACTTAAATATTATGCTAATTCTTCTGATTTAAAAGAACAACATTTTTATTATGAAATAGAAAAAGGTTTGATTGATTTGTTTAAAATTCATCCAGAGTATAATTTAGATGAATATTTAAGTAGAGAAAATCTTGAAATGGAACAAATTTTTGGTCTTGGTAAAGTATTTAAAGGCGAAAGAATGTCAGATTACTTTACAGTGGTACAAAAAGTAATTGATTTAATTTGGAGCAAAGGAGATAGTTTAGTAGGGATTGGTAGGGGTAGCGCTGGTTGTTATCTTACAAACTTTTTACTGGGTATTACTGGAATAAATCCAATGCTTGAAGATGTAAAAGAATTTTATCCTTGGTGGAGATTTTGCTCGATAGCAAGAAGTGAAAGTATTTTTGACATTGATATTGACGTGCAAAGTTTCAAGAAAGAACAAATAATAAAAGCAATAAAAGATTATTTTGGTGAACGAAAAGTATGTCAGTGTGTAACATGGGGAACGCTTTCCTCTAAAACAGCGCTTGAAAAAGCGGGAAAAGGATTAGGAATACCAGACGAAAGCATTGGATTTCTTAAAAGTCTTATTAAAGTAAAGAGAGGAAAGATATATTCTTTAAAAGATTGTTTATACGGAAATCCAGAAAAAGGTAGAGAAAAAGTACCAGAATTTATCAAAGAAATTAATAAATATCCAGACCTTTTAAGAGTGGCTTTGGCTTTTGAAGGAATGATAGTTTCTTCTGGTGTTCACGCAGGTGCTTTAAACGTTCTTAAAGAAGATTTTACTGAAACAGGTTCATTAATGGTTTCTTCAAGTGGAAGTATCGTAAGCCAGTTTGATTTACACCATGCAGAATATGCAGGAGATTTAAAATTTGATTTACTTTCCATTGACTGTTTGCAAACAATTAGAGCAGAATTAGATAGTTTGCTTGCACATAATTATATTAAATGGCAAGGCTCTTTAAGAAAAACTTATAACAGATATTTAAAATATGACAGCTTGGAATTATCGCAACCTAAAATGTGGGATTTGTTACCTACAATGTTAAATGCTTTTCAATACGACACAATGGCAGGTAAACAAGCTTTAAGAAAAATTCAACCAAGAAACGTTACAGAACTTACTTTATCAAATGGCTTAATGCGTTTACAAGTTGAAAATGGTGAACAGCCAATGGATAAATATGTTCGTTACAGAAAGAACATCAATGATTGGTACAAAGATATGGACGATTTTGGTGTTCCTAAAGACGAGCAAGAAATTTTAAAGAAATATTTATTAATTTACAGTGGACTTTGTATTACTCAGTCTACTACTATGGCTATTTTAATGGATAAAAATGTATGTAATTTTACTATGAAAGAAGCAGATAGGGCTAGAAAATGTATTGCGAAGCGTAATGAAGAAGCATTAAAAGAAACAGAAGAAAAATTATATTTAAAAGGAAAAGAATGTGGAAGAAGTAAAGCATTTCTTGATTATTTATGGAAAGTTCAAATAGAAATGTCTAAGGCTTACGCGTTTGATGGTAGCCATTCGCACGAGTATTCTATAGAATGTATTCAAGAAATGAATCTTTATTTTAAGTTTCCAAAAGTATTTTGGAATTGTGCTGTAGTAACAACTCAGTCACAGTCAGAAGATGAAAGAGAACGTAGTTCAAATACAAAAAATTATAGCAAAATTGCTCAATCTATTTATAAAGCAAAAGAAAATAATGTATTAGTTGATACACCAGATATTAACAAGTCTGAATTATCTTTTACACCTTTAGTAGAGGAAGATAAAATTTTATTTGGACTTGGTGGTGTAACCAAAATCAATCGTGATGTTTATTCAGATATTTTATCTGGTAGACCATACAATTCATTCAAGGAATTTTATGATTATCATAAAACTCATAAATTTCCTACAAATAAAGTTGATGAAAGAGGTAATATAATTTATCGTAATTCATCAGTGACACGTAGCATTATGATTGTGTTAATCAAGTCTGGTTGCTTCAATTATTATTCTACAGATAGGGTATCAATGGTTAAATGGTTGGTAACTTGGGAGTTTCCTGCTAAGACGGAACTTTCTACAGTAAATCTTTCCAAAGCCTTAGAATTAGGCTGTACTTTCTCACCTACTCTTGTAAAAGCATATAGATTTAGAAAGTATGTATTAAGTCCACAATTCTTTTATAAGAAGAACGATAATTTTAAATCCAAAAAAGATTATATACTAGAACCTAAGTTTGCAAGACCTTACTTTGAAGAAAAATATATTGATAAACTTACAGAGGAAAAAGATTACTACTATGAAAATGATATGCTTATTGTAGTAGATAAATCTTTAGACAAAGTATTAAAACCAGAACTTGAAGCGTTATCAAAAGAAATGAATAATGAGAATATTGTAAAAGAGTTTAACAAGAAAAATTGGCAAAATGAATATCTTAATCTTGTTAAAACTGAAAATCAAGAAATGTGGTATTTTGATACTGTATCTTATTTTCCAGAAAAACATGTGTTATGGGGAATCGATAAAAACTTTTATAATATTCAAGATTACAAAGATTTACCGCAAGAGCCACAGTTTATTGAAAAATCTGACAAGTCTGGTAAACGTACTTGGAGAATTTATGATTTGTCTAAAATAGCGTGTTGCGTTTTATCAAGAATTGATGACAAACATATATTAAATGTATTGACTACTGACGGAAAAGTTGTGCTTGTTAAGTTTAACGCTGGACAATATGCTTATTATAAACGTGATATTGCAGAAACAGATGAATACGAAGCGGACAAATCTTGGTTATCAAGAGGAAGTATATTGATTATCAGCGGCTATCGTAGAGGTGAGGACGAATTTGTAGCAAAAAAATATCGTAACTCTATTTATCGTCACAGTGTAATCAAAGTAACCAACATTAATCCAGACCGTAGTTTAGATTTACAGTTTGATCGTATTGATAAATTGGACGAAGGAGATGATAATAATGCCTAATCCAGTAGGTAGACCGCCAATCTATCCAAAAGAAAATTGCTCGGATTGTGACTATTGTATTTACGATAAAAACCATAAATTAGATACTTGTATATTCACATTTAATTTTTTTGAAGCAAGAAAAAACCCTAGATGTGAAAACTTTACTAATGAACATGGTAATCCATATCGCAAGAAAAAGGTCATTAAAACTACAAAGAAATTAAGAAAAATCAAAAGGAAAAGAGAGATTTAGTTCTCTCTTTTCTTTATTTTCCATTGACAAAATGCTTGAATTATGCTATAATTTTCCTAGAGTTGAGATAATATTATCAAATTTAAACAAGGAGAAAACATTATGGAAAACATTATTAAAAATGTCAAATGTAAAATTATTAGACAAATTTACGCTTCTAATAATTTCCGTACATTTGGTTGTATTTTAACAGACAACAAAGACGAAGATAAAATTGTATTAAACAAATATGGTAACTTTACTATTTCTGGTGATTTACCTTTTCTTAATGAAGGTGAAGAATATACTTTAGACCTTAAAGAAACTACTCACCCTAGATTTGGTGTTCAGTACACAGTAGATAAAGTTGCTGACTATGAAATGATGAATGACTTAGACCATATGCCAGTTGAACAGTCTAAGGAAATTCTTACAAAATTCACCACAGAAAAGCAAGCTGATACATTACTTTCGGTTTATCCTAATTTCATTTCCATGATTATCAACGGTAAAGCAAATGAGATTGATTTATCTAAATTGAAAAACATTAAAGAATACCGTATGAATTGTTATATTAGAGAAATCAATACACGTTTCAAATACTACTATATATTAGCCAATAACAAGCAATACAAGCTGACTATTAAGGATTGTCAAGAATTAGATAACCTTTACGGTACTGTAGAACATGTAGATAAGAATATCCAGAAATACCCCTATAAAGTATTCATGGACAATTTACATAGGACTTTTCCAACAGTGGATAAAATGCTTATGGAGATTCGTCCAGAATTAAAAGAAACAAATGATAGGATTGAACACTTAGCACTACACATTCTCAATCTTAATGAAGAGGATAATAATACTTATATGGACGCAAATACTATGGCTATGTATTGTGCTGAAATTGATAAAGATTGTATCAAGCATATTAAGGATATTTGTGTTAATAGTCCACTTATCTGGTATGATGATGAAAGTAAACGTATCGCAAAAGCAGAAACATATATAGCTGAAAGTAATATTGCTAATTTTATCTTAGATAAGATTAAGAATAATAAAGAGTTAGATTTACCTTGGGAAAGATATAAAAAGATTAAAGATGGTGAATTGACGGAAGAACAGAGTGAATTACTACATCAGTTTTGCAAAAAGTCAATAGTAATGCTTACTGGTTCAGGAGGCACAGGCAAATCTTCGTGTGTAATGGCATTGCTTTCCATGTTAGACGATAACGGAATTTCATATACTCTTCTCGCTCCGACTGGTCGCAGTTCTAAGAGATTAGCTGAACAAACTAATAAAATGGCTTATACAATTCACAAAAGATGTTTAACTAATGAGATAGATTCTGATGTAATCATAGGAGATGAAATTAGCATGTGGGGGCTAGAACATTATAATATGGTAATAAAAGCATGTACAAACCCTAAAGTACGTTTGGTTCTTTTAGGCGATGAACATCAGCTACCGTCTATTGCTTTAGGTAATGTTATGAATGATTTTATTAAAGCTGATATTATTCCTAATATTAAACTTACCAAAGTATTTCGTTACGGGCAAGGTGGCTTATCAGCAGTAGCAAAAGATATTTACGATAAAAAACTTTACACAACACAGCTTAACCCAGATAAACTTATCAATACTCTTGGTGCTAACAAAGACTACACTTTAATCAAAGCTGATGGTACACCAGAACAGATTGTAGATGTTTATGTAGAGAAAATCAACAAAGGTATTAAACCTATTGATATTGCTGTTATTACCCCATGGAATGTTAAAGAACTTGGCACTTACAATCTTAACAATATGATACAATCGGCTATCAATCCATCTAAAGCGAATGAACGTAGTGTTACAAGGCAGTACAGTAAAGTAACAATCACTTTTAGAAAAGGTGATATAGTAATGAATACCAAGAACAATTACTCCGTTCCTACTTATGAGGGCTATAAAGAAATGTTAGACGAGGGTAATAACGATACTACACTTATCACGAAAACGATTGCTGTATTTAACGGCGATATTGGAAAAGTACTCGAAATCGACCAGTTTAACAATATTATCATTCAGTTCAATGAGGATATGGTGGTATTTGATTATTCTTTGGCTCAGAATCTTGTGCTTGGATATTGTGGAACTATTCATAAATATCAAGGTTCACAGTGTCCACATATTATCTTACTTACGGAAACTTGCCACGAAAAGAGTTATAATAACAATTTGCTTTATACTGGTGTTTCAAGAGCAAGTAAAGAAGTAACTCATATTGCTGATATTGGACTTGTTAATCGTTGTATTCCTATTGACGGAAACGAAAACAGACAGACACAGTTGAAAGACCTTTTGCTTGACGGTTATAAGAAAATTTCAGAGGGTTACAACTCAGTAACAGACAGTACAAACGATTCTAGTACAGACGATGAAGAAGATTACGAAGATGAAGATTATGACTTTGGATTTGAAGATTACGATTGAGAGGACGTGATAATATGAGAGAAAGACCGTATGCCATTACTATTATGGACAAGCAAGGCAGAGTTTATTTTCTTACAGAAGAATTAATACCAGATATTTGGTCTAAGAAAGAGGGAAGTAAAAAGTCTAATAGTAAAATTAGATTTTTCTTTAGAAAGAGAACAGAAGATGTATGCTTGCATAATATTAAACTGTTTCAGACCACAGAACTTGCCAGAGATTTTTGGATGGATAATTTTAAAAGCAATAAAAAGACTATGGACAATCTTTATAGATATTATGATTTAAAATCTTTGTCTGTATGTAAGATTGTATTAGTCAAAAAAGAAGAGGAATTATTATGAAATATTATATTAAAACATTCTGTGATATTTATGAAGATGAACAAAAACCCCTTACGCTAGTTTGGTGTAAGGGGGAATATTACGAAGTATATAGTGAAAGTGATAACTATATATACTGTGATAACGAATATTTAAGAAAACTCAATCAAGATAACTTGTCTTTAAATAATTATATAGCAAAAGCGTGGTTAAATATTAAAGGCATTGCAAAAGTTAAAGGTAGATTACCATTAAATTTCATTAAACTTTCAGAGGAAGAAGTTAGTGCAGAAAAGGAGAAAAGTAATGTTAGAGAGAATTAAAAAATTGGATAATCAAAATATGGAATAAACATAAAGATAATTTAGAACCAGAGGAATATAAATTATCACATGATAAATTTGCAAAACTTATACTTACTGATATACTTGCAATGATACCACCACTTATACTGTCGGAATATAATACTATTTCAGTTCAATTTATTAATTTTAAAGAAAACAAATTTATGATTGTATCTTTTTGTAATGTCTATACTAATGATTATAATTCTGAAATTCAAAAAGAACGTGGCAATAAAGAAGAATATAAATGGAACTTAGATATTGTAATTGATAAAAATAATTTCGGCAATAGTTGTCAACAGTTAATTGCTTTTAGAGATATTCTAAAAAGTCTTACTAAAGAAGAACCACATTATTCACAAAATGAAACAAACAAATTAATGAGAAAAGCTAGGGAATTAGATAAAGAGAATATTAAAAAAGATGTAGATAACTCTTGACAATTCAACATATAGTATGTTATAATAAAAATGTGCCTAAATCTAGTGGTTTTATTTAAAATCCGATTAGGCACGTTTTAGTTTTGTGGTAACACTTAGTACAAGCGTTCCAGATTCACAGATGATAAAGTTATCATGTAAGTAGATTAAATAGGTGTTAGCATGGTTATAATGCTTGATAACCTATTACAAAATAGAAAGTGAGGAAAAAATAATGAAAGTAACTTTGTACACAACTCATTGTCCTAGATGCGTGGTTTTAGAAAAGAAACTAAATGCAAAAAACATTGATTATGTAGAAAACACAGATGTAGATTTAATGATTGACAAAGGTATAATGGCTGTGCCAGTTCTTGAAGTAGATGAAAAACGATTAAACTTTAAAGAAGCTAATGAATGGCTTAATAATTATAGTAAATAAAAAAGAGGTAAAAAAGAATGAATATTAATATCAAACTTAATAAGAATTTTACAACTCAATATAATAAACTTCAAGAGGAATTTGGTACAGATATAGCCAAAATTAACGGATTTGACGATAATCAACTTAGTTATACAGATTTTATTGATAATTTTATTGACCAATCTACAGTAGCAGATGCAAGTATTGACGGAAATAGTAATGTATCTCATAAAGATATTGTTACTCTTGAAAAAGAAATGCCAAAACCCCATGAAAAATTACTTGCTTTTAATAAGATTTATTATGAATTACAAAAAAAATATGGATTTCAAACAGCTAATGAATGGTTGCGTGCTGAATGGATTGGACAACTATATATGCACGATGCTAATACAACTACGTTCAAGCACTATTGTTTTGCTTACGATTTAAAAGATTTAGCTGAAAAAGGTTTATATTTTATTGAAGGGAGAAACGCAAAACCTGCAAAACACTTAATCACTTTCGTAGACTTTGTAAAAGAATTTATTAGTTATGCTTGCAATCGTAGTTCTGGTGCAGTTGGTTTACCTAATTTAATTCCTTATATGTTTTATTTTTGGAAAAAAGATGTAGATAACAATTATATCCTTCGAGATAAAGAATATTATGCAAAACAAGCGTTCCAAAGATTTATCTATGCTGTAAATCAACCTTATCTACGTGACGGCTCTCAATCAGCTTTTACTAATACCTCTGTATTTGACAGACCTTATTTTGAAGCATTGTTTGGTGGTTCTGAATTTCCAGATGGAACTTTTATGATAGATTATGAAGAAGAAATTATTGAGTTCCAAAAATGGTATATGGAAACAATGGCAGAAATCAGACATGATAATATGTTCACATTTCCTGTATCTACAATCAGCTTACTTAGACAAAACGGTGAATTTGTAGATAAAGAATTTGCTGAATGGGGTATTAAACATAATATGGAATGGTCTGACAGTAATTTATTTGTTGATACTTCTGTAAATTCTTTAAGTAATTGTTGCAGATTAAAGAGTAATATCAAAGAGTTAGGTTATTTTAATAGTGTGGGAGGCACAGCTTTAAAAGTAGGTTCAGTCAAAGTGTCTACTGTAAATCTTGCTAGAATTGCTCTTGATACAAGTACAGAATATGAATATTTGAAAGAATTAGAAAAAAGAGTAGTTATCAATTTAAAAGCATTGGATTGTGTAAGACATATTATTAAAAGAAATGTAGAAAAAGGTTTGTTACCTAATTTTAGTCATGGATTAGTTGACTTCCCTCATCTTTACAATACTATTGGATTCATTGGAATTTATGAAACAATGAAAAAGTTTGGTTATACTAAGTTAGATGAATTTGGAAATACTTATTATACACATCAAGCATCTGAATTTGGCAAAAAGATTTTTGAAGTTATGAGAAAAACTGCTGATAATTTCATTAAACAATATAACTGTGATTACCAGATTAACACAGAACAAATTCCCGGAGAATCAGCGGCGGCTAAACTTATGAAGAAAGATAAATTTTTCTATCCAGAAGCTAATATTTATGACTTACCTCTTTATGGCAATCAATTTATTCCTTTAGGTATTAAAACTACTGGGCAAGAACGTGTAAGAATTGCATCTGAATTTGATGGATATTGTTCTGGTGGTTCTATTCTTCACTACAATATTGATGCACCATTTGATTCTTTTGATAAAGCATGGAAGATGGTTAATTATATTGCAGACCAAGGTGTTACTTACTTTGCTTTTAATACAAAAATTCAAGCATGTAAACACAACCACGCTTTTTATGGAAAAATTTGTCCTGTTTGTGGTGAACCAGTAGATACAGAATTTACCCGTATTGTTGGATTTTATACACCAGTTAAATCATATTCACAAGAACGTAAAGAAGAATTTAAAATGAGAAAATGGGAGAACGATAAGAATTTGGGAGAATAATAATGAAAATCAAAGGTATTATTTCAGAAGATTTTGTAAATTATAAAAAATCTGCTATGACTATTATGTTTCCGTATTGCACTTTTAAGTGTGGTACGGACTATTGCCAAAACAGTTCTTTAGTACGTGAGCCTAATATTGAAATCTCTGTGGAAGATTTAATACAAAAATATATTAACAATCCAATTACGGAATCAGTAGTAATGCAAGGACTTGAACCTTTTGATTCTTGGCAAGAAATGTATGAATTTATTTCTAAATTAAGGTTGTGTTGTGATGACGATATTATAATTTATACTGGTTATAATAAGGATGAAATTTTAGATAAGGTTAATATTTTAAAGAAATTTAAAAATATTATAATTAAGTTTGGTAGATATATTCCTAATCAAAAATCACATTATGATACTATATTGGAAATTAATTTAGCAAGTGATAACCAATACGCAGAAAGGATATGTTAAATGATTAAGTTAAATGAAGATAAAGAACTTGTAGATTCTATTAGAAAAAAACTTAAAGAAAATAATTATTTTTGCCCGTGTAGGCTCGTGAAAAACGAAGATACAAAATGTATGTGCAAAGAGTTTCGTGAGCAAACCGAAGGTGAATGTCATTGTGGTCTTTATGTTAAAGTAAAGTAACAAACCCTCTCAACTCACACCCTAACACTTTATCAACCAGAGTAGTCAAATGTCTGTTACCATAGTTCTACTGGTTAGTAACCATATCAGAATAAAGTTTAAATTCACAATTTCAACAATTATATAAAACAAACCCTCCGACTTATTGCCGGAGGGTTATTTATTACTTTGTAATCGGTAATTTTAATTCCTTTTGTTTTTCTTTAATTCTTAAAGGAATATATAATTTATTATATTGTTTTTTACATAAATCACAATTTCCAAAACTATGACCCCAACACCAATTACAATATTTCTCAAATTGATTTTTAAGAGATTGTGAATTTTCTATATTAACGTATCCCTGCAATATTATTTCAGTATAAAAACTCAATTACGCACCTCATTTAATCAATCATCAAGTTCCCAAACGTCATAAGAACAATTCTTATCCTTGTGTTCTTCACAATACTTCTTAACGTTTTCTTTATTTCTAAACACTTTTTCAATTACTTGCATTGCTTCTCCTGCAATATTTTCAGTACCATAAACCACATAGATTTCTTTCTCTAAAATATCCATATTATTTATTACCTGCTTTCTTTTTTTATTTTTATTATACTGTTTTTTTCTAAATTTTCAATCAGAATACTAAACACACTAATTATATCAAGTCCCATAACCAAACTCCTTATACTCTTTGTTACTAATCTCTATCATGTATTAAAATTATATTCTTCTTTAGGTAAAAGACATTTAATACTTTTTCTATCAACTATACTAATATTTTTGTTTTCTTTATTATAAACAGCAATATTCTTTTCATTTATATCGATTATAATTCCATAAATATTAATATTTACGAAATTATTATTGATTACATTGCCATCAAAAATACAAACATATTCTTCATCATTTTTAATTGGATATTTTAAGCAATCATTTACATACACTATATTATCCTCATTTTTATTTACAATTTTAACGTTTTCTGGTAACATATTATTTTTCTCCTTTTCTTCTATATTATCTTTAACTTCCCAAATTCTATTAGAATTTTCACCAGTATACACTCCATCAAAAGTATAATAAACTGGTAACATTCCTCTTTTTTCTGCTATAAAACGCCTACAAATCTTATAGTATTTGCAAATAATATTACATTTATTGTTTGGTACTTTACTACAATACTCACACAATTCTTTTTCTGTAATTTCCATTTTATTCTCTCCTTTTTTAATTCCTGTCATTAATTCTACATTTATAGGTTTAGTTTTTTCAACTTTCATTTTATTTCTCCTTTAATATATTTTTACGAGTATTGTTAAATCAAGTTTTTTAAAAATTACTTTTATTATCTCCTTTTCTATTATTTAATAAATAACTTACGATTCATATTAGGATATTTCATTTTTACAATAGCACCACTTTTCTTAGCACTTTCACTAAAAATTTTATGGCACTTATCACATACTGTACTTTTACTATCTTTATCTAAAGGTGTGCCACAAGTATAGCACAAATGATTTTCTAATCTATATTGTCTATTTTTAGTTGGGTCTTTTAATTCGGCGTTCTTTAAATTATGTCTTTCCCTATCTTTAGTAAGGCAAATGCCACAACGTACTCTATTGTTCATAGCTTTTCTTTTACCACAATCCACACACAGACCTTTTTCTTTTCTTTCTAATTTAACCTTTTTCTTTTGTTCTAAATCTTTATCACGATATTTTAATTTAAAGTCTTTATATTCCTCCTCAGACATTGATTCTTTTCTTTTCTGTCTATATTCATATGCTTTTGCTTTACATAATAAACACATTCGTTCATTACCGTATGTACGTTCTTTAAAGCAACAAGTACATAAATGGTGTTCTATGGCAAATTTTCTACTGTCTTTACTCCATTGTCTATTGTATTGAAGTCTTTTTTCTTTATCTTTATACATTTTTATTCTCTCCTTTAGTATGTTATTTTATATAATAATATTAACACTTTTCATATAAAAAGTCAATAAGATATTAATGGATTTTATTAATAAAAACACTATTGACTTTCGCATAAAGTAGTGATAAACTTTTAATATCACAGTAAATATTAATAAAGAAAGGAAATAAATTTATATGAAATATGTAGGTTCTAAAGCAAGATTAGTAAAATATATTGCTCCGATTATTCAGTCTTATATTGACGAAAATAATATAGAAAAATACTGGAAACCGTTTGTAGGAGGGGGCAACCTTATAACACATATTAAATGTAAAGAACGATTTGGTTCTGATATTAACCCATATCTTATCGCACTTCTCAAACAAATGCAAATTGATACTTCTATATTTCCTCAAACTGTTTCAGAAGCCGAGTATAAAACAGTACAAACAAGTAGAAACGATTATCCAGACTGGTATGTAGGATTTGTTGGGTTCGGTTCGTTTGGCGGCAAGTTTTTTGGCGGTTATCCAAGAGGTTTTAAGAATGATGGTATAACACCAAGAAATCATTTTAATGAGCATTATAGAGCATTAATAAAACAAGCACCTTTACTTAAAGATATTCATTTATCTTGTTGTGATTTTAGAGAAACTAAACTAATAGAAAACTTTGTTATTTATTGCGACATACCTTATCAAAACACTACAAAATATTCTAATAAAGACCCTTTTTCTTATGACGAATTTTATAACTGGTGCTTAGAACGTGCTAAAAATAATATAGTTTTAGTTAGTGAATATTCTATGCCTAAAGATTTTACCTGTATTTGGGAAAAAGATGTTAATACTATGTTAAATAGCAAAGGAAACGGCAAACCTAGAACAGAAAAATTATTTATTGTGAAATAAAATAGTCTGAATATTTAACATTTTTTGTATAAAAGTCTAACACATAATTTTATAAAAACCATTGACTTTTCTTATGAAATGTATTATGATTAACGTATCAAAGCAATACAAAATAAATCAAAGGAGATTAGATATGAGTAAAAAATCAACAAGGTTAAAACCAAAATTCAAAGTAGGTGATATTGTCATAATTAGATTATTACCAGGAATCATTGAGAAATTAGAAAATTGTGGCATATGTTATTGGTGTTCGGAAAATTTATTGAATATCAATGGTGAAATTATTAAAGTGAACTATAATAGCAATTTACCTTATTATGTACGTTTTGATAATGATAAAAAAGATTGTTATTATTTACCAGAAGACTTACTTGAAATAAGGCTACCGCAATCCCACTGGCTTTAGACGGTGGGTTAAGGTAGCCAAAAGCTGAGAATTATTGTATGCTAATGATATGGGAACATGGAAATCTAAAAACAGACACAAATATTTATTACAATACCACATTATTTTCGTCTGCAAATATAGGAAGAAATTACTGGTTTCGCAACAGGTATCAGATGATATAAAGCAGTTTTCATATGAGATATGTCAAAAGCACAAAGTTATTATCAAATACATGGAAACTGACAAAGACCATATTCACTACATGATAGAAACTGAACCTACAATGTCGGTGAGTAAAATTGTAAACCTAATGAAAAGTTATACGACTTACCATATATGGAAACGCTATCCGAATTATTTGCGGAAGCATTTCTGGAAAGAACATACATTTTGGACAGATGGTTATTTTGCTTGTAGTGTAGGAAATGTATCAGAAGAAATGCTAAAAAAGTATATCGAAAATCAAGGCTAAGAAAGAAGGTGGCAGCGAATGTTAAAAGCATATAAATACAGAATATATCCCAATAATGAGCAGAAAGTACAGATAGAAAAAACATTTGGCTGTTGCCGTTTTGTGTATAATCAGACACTTGCATATCGGAAAGAAAGATACGAAAAAGAGAAAAAATCTGTCAGCAAAACAGATTGTAATAATTACTGCAACAGGGAATTAAAGAAAGAGTATGAATGGCTGAAAGAAGTGGATAAGTTTGCTTTAACAAATGCGATTTATAACATGGACAGTTCATATCAGAAATTTTTTAGGGAGCATGCAGGTTATCCAAAGTTTAAGAGTAAACATGATAATCATAAATCATATACAACAAATTTTACGAATGGCAACATAACAGTAGATTTCGATGGAAACAAAGTAAAATTGCCTAAATTAAAAGGCGTAAAAGTAAAACTGCATAGAAAGTTTAGCGGGCAGATAAAATCAGCAACGATATCACAAGTGCCGAGTGGGAAATATTATGTATCGGTTTTAGTGGAAACAGAACATGTGGAACTGCCACATACAACCCAAAATACAGGAATCGATTTAGGTATTAAGGATTTATGTATTACTTCTGGTGGAAAGAAATACGAAAATCCCAAAATTATCAGAAAAAACGAGAAGAAACTGGAAAAACTGCAAAGGCAGTTAGCCCATAAAGAGAAAAAAAGTCAAAATTACTACAAAACAAAGAAAAAGATAGCATTATGCCATGAGAAAATAACAAATACCAGAAAAGATTATCTTCACAAGATATCCCATGAGATTATCAGCGAAAACCAAGTGATAGTCTCGGAGAATTTGCAGATAAAGAATATGGTAAAAAATCATCATCTGGCAAAGTCAATAAGTGATGTATCATGGTATGAGCTGACAAGGCAGTTGGAATACAAGGCAAAATGGAATGGAAGGGAATATGTCAAAATAGATACCTTCTATGCCAGTAGTCAGTTGTGTTCAGTCTGTGGATACCAAAATACAGAGACGAAAAATCTGACAGTAAGGGAATGGATATGTCCCGTCTGTGGAACGAATCATGACAGGGATATCAATGCGGCGAAGAATATACTGGAAGAAGGATTAAGACAAATAGCATAAAAGGAATAACAACATAGGGCAGGAACTGCCCGAATTAACGCCTGTGGAGATAGTAGGTTACGAGGTCAGGGAAGCAGGAAGCCCATTGGCTTTAGACAATGGGTAGTTCACATACTGTAAATTCTATTATTAAATATACAGATGTTGCTTATGAATTGACAATCGCAAGTGGCGAGGAACAATGGTATAGTTACGATTTAGCAATGCAAAGTGGTTATACTCCAATATCTGCTACTTTGGTTATTGATGATACTAACCCATTTGTAGGTCATTGCTCTTTGGATATTACACCAGATGGTACTTACAATGCTTTGATTTATCTTAAATCCCAAGGTGACGATAAGACTTGTAACTGTAAAGTAAGACTTGTGTGGATAAAAAATCAGTAAAAATATAAGTGTATCTATTGACTTTTAGAAAGCTATGTGCTATTATCGTAAGTAGAAGCATATAGCTTTCTAAAATTATATGAAAGGAAAGTAGAATAATGGCTAATAAAACAGCAAAAGGTTTAGTGGAATTTGCCAAAAGTAAAATAGGCGTTCATTATGTTTATGGTGCTAAAGGTGAGATTCTTACTAAGACTAAGATTTATTCATGGGCTAGGCAATATCCAAATATTTACACACAAGCTTATATTAATAAGGCTTTACAATGGGTAGGTGAAGAAGCTGTTGACTGTTCTGGACTAATTTCATGGTATACTGGTATCATTCGTGGTTCTGGACAGTTTGAACAGACTGGTAACAGCAAAATCCCACCGTCTAAATTAACAGATGATAAACTGGGTTACGCAGTGTGGAAACAAGGTCATATCGGCATTGTACTTGACCGTAACCATGTAATCGAAGCAAAAGGTATCAATTACGGGGTTATCCAGAGTAACTTAAATTCGACACCGTGGAAAAAAGCATTTAAGATTAAAGATATTATATATGATAATACCGTTACTGAATATAAAAACGGTTTCTTTAAGGTAAACGGCTCATGGAGATATTATAGAAATGGAATTATTGTAGTGAACTCATGGGTTAATGATAATAACCGTTGGTATGTTATGGACGGTGAGGGGAAATTAATCACAAGTCAGTGGTTTTATGAAGATGGAAAGTGGTACTATTTGTCTGGTGATGGTGGTATGATTTCTAATCAGTGGCTTGAATATAAAGATAATTGGTATTATTTTGATGGTGCAGGGGCATGTTTAACTAATACTTGGTATAAGTACCATGATAAATGGTATTATTTAGATGATACTGGTGCTATGAGAAAAGGACTGTTAGAAGATAATGGTAGTTGGTATTATCTTGATGAAAACGGTGCTATGGTATCAGACGTTAATATTAAATTTAGCGCAAGTGATGATGGAAGTCTTAAATTTAGTGGACTTACTAATAAAGAAGATTAAGATAAAAAGCGAAAGGAAAATAAAAATATGAGTACAGCTTCTATTTTATCGGCAATTTCTATTTTAAGTTTAATATTTGCATTTATTTTACTTGTAATTATATTTATGATTAATTCTTCTAAACGTAATTATGACTATGCTGTTATACTTGCAAAGGCTGTTACTTATTTATCAGTATTTGCTACGGTGACAATGCTTATAGCTGTTTTTATTAAATAAGGCGAGAACACTCGTTACTTTAGTGGTGTGAGGGTGAACTACCCACCGTCTAAAGCCAGTGGGATTGCGGTAGCCTTATTTCAACTTGATAACCAGACATATTTATAGCACCTTGCATAGTACCACCAGATAAAGGCAAGTAATCACCAGTAGCAGTCATTCCACCACCCGTTGTAACAGAAGTAGCAGAACTTATCTTTTTCCATACGCCATTTTCTTTATCCCAACGGTATTCTTGCATGTTATTATCAACTTCATAAAAAGCACTACCGTTAGGAACATCTTCTGTTGGTTTTACATCTGTGGTATTGCCGTAAAATTCTGTAAAAATTGTGCCGTTAGCACCACCAACTTTGTTTACTGTTCTCATTTACGAACCCCCTTTCTAATTTATGATAACAAAAAGAGAGGAACTATTATTAATTCCTCTCCATTGTAATATATTTATTTAATTATCAATCCTTAACAGGTCTTTGGGTCTGAGGTCTTACACGTTCATCTGTTTTACCAGTTGCAGGGCCAGTTGTTACATAGGTTGTATCCTGTGCGCCCTTTGGTCTTTTAGTCTGTGCTAAATCATTTGCCATCTGTTCCTTGGTTCTATGGTCTGCATGCTTTCCAGTTGCTACTGCCATAATAATTACCTCCTTTAAGGTTAATATACAGAAATACATAATTTTTAAAATAGTTTTAGAACAATTTTTATAGCACTTTATTTTTCATTTAAAACAGTAAGTCTGTAAACTTTCTATATGAATTGTTCTTTATTTATAATACTACTTGTCACCTTATTTGTCAAGCGAATTTTAATCACTTTATGATAATTTTATCCATTTACTTGTAGTTGGAATTTCATCTTCAACACTTGTCAACATAATTCCATTATCATCATTCTCAAATGAATTAGTAACAGCCGTTTCCTCACCAATTTCCTCTTTATCCTTAGAATTGGACACATGAGTTACTACAGCCTTGTATAACTCACCGTACTCGTTAGTAACCCTATCTCCCTCTTTATATTCAACGCCCTCAGTCCATACTGGATAGAGTTCTGGAACTTCTACGGCTTGTTCGTCTGTGAAATTCTGTGCTGATAATTTAGCTGTTTTATAAAGGGTCTTATTAATTTGTTGTAAAGTCGCAACTTGCTGTTCTTGTGTTGGAACGTAAGCAATTTCATTATCTTCTAAGTCATAAAACTTGCCGTTTTTATATTTGCAACCTATAAAACAAGGGTATTGTAAACAGTCTACTGCGATAGCTTCATTGCCGTAAGTACCTCTTGCAATCTGATTAGCAAGTTCATAATTGTCGCATACAATAATATTCTGTACAGTTTCCTCATGTACAATAGCAAAAACTTGATGTACAATCATATCATTTCTATCCTTTCATTCTATATTAATAAGCGAAAATACTATTCACTGTTAAAGTGCCAGTTTGTTGGGCTTGTGGATTAGTGGTATAAAAAGTTGTACCAGTTAATACTTGATTTACATTGGCGTTACCAGTTAATTCAAGAGTTCCAATTTGTTCATCATCAGAACCTAAACCAAGAAAGATATAACCTTTCATAACTTCTGATTTGGTTGCAGTCAATTCAGAAGTATCAACGCCACCAGATATAAAATTATTAATTATAGCCATATGATACTCCTTTCTTTATTTGAAACGGATAAGGATAATTCCAGAACCACCAGTACCACCGTCCCTACCACTATAAGCATAGCCACCACCGCCACCACCTGCTCCACCACCAGTATTAGCAGAACCATTGCCGCCCGCACTAGCAAAAATGTAATCTGGTTCACTAGAAGAACCTCCACTTCTATAGGTACCATTACCACCATGACCGCCACCTATAGAACCACCAGAGCCACCCCAGTTGCCCGGTGTTAAAGCACCTAATCCTTGTCCACCAGAACCACCACCGCCAGAATAAACAGTACCAGAACTTTCACCAAATGGGCGAGTTGTTGTTCCTTGACCTAATCCTTGACTATTTGTGACACCAGGACTATTACCACCATTGCCACCATTACTACCGCCATTATTTCCATAAGTATATCCATACGCTGAACCACCTACTCCACCGCCACTACCGCCACAACTAGCACGATAATATGGTGAAGTAGTTTCACCGTCACCGCCATATCCACCAGAAGCAGTACATAATGTAGTTCCGCTTCTTGTTACAGAAGTAGTGCCACCGGTACCCCCATTAGCGCCGCCACCGCCACCAATAGAGCATACTAAAGTTTGTCCAGAAGATACACTAACATTAGAAGCAGTTTTAGTGTAGCCACCACCGCCACCACCATAAGTTGAATTTCTATCTCGACTTTCTCCATGCCCACCACCGCCACCACCACCGACACAAAATATATCAACTTGACTATATCCACTTGGTACAGTTACATTTGTACTACTTGTAATCGTCTGTGTATATGTACTACCACTTACAATATTACCTTGTATTGGTGTTCCTATCAATTCCCCATTACTTGTCACACAATAACTATACACACTTATGTAATACCTAGTTCCAAGATTAGGAAACCCCAAAGTAACACTACTTCTACCACCACTTGTAGTATTATTTCCAGTACCTTTATAAATCTGAGTACCACCAGTCCCAGGATTTCCACTTGTGCTATATTTAACATATACACCACTATAAGGTCTACCGGTAGTTTGTATAGGGTTAGACCAAGTAACAGTAATATTTCTACCACTAGAAACAGCTAAGTTTAAATTACTTACATTACCAACTTCCATTGTGCCAGTAACCTTAATTTTAGCGTCTGTATTATAAAACGTAGCACCTTTGATAACATGACTTTCTATAGCGTTTCCAGTCAGTTCCAATGTGCCAGTTTGTATATCGTCACTATCTTTTCCTACGAATGTATATCCTTTTAATACATTATTTGGTTCAGCAGTTGCAATATCAGAACTACCACCACCAGTAGGAAATCTATTCATAATTGACATAAAATCACCTCTTTTTGTTAATAAAACTTATCCAATAATCAGCACTTGAATGGGTAAATCTTCCGTTGGCTTATTCTTATAAGCTGTAAGAGTAATCTGATTTTCTGCTTGTGCTGTACACTGAATGATACATTTCATGGATAGTTTAATTTGGTCTAAGGTTGCATTTGAAGCTAAACCAACCTCAATATTATTCTCAGCCGTAACACCATTTACTGTTAAAGTTAATGTATATGGTGCATTATCACCTTGCCAATCTGCACTAGGAGCATTTACTTGCACACTTACAGATTTAGAAGCACCATTTTCTACATTTTCTATTTTAGTCTGAGGATATAATTGGTCATATCCAGTATCAGTTTTTACATTCATTTCTATGTTATAACTTGCCATATTTTCACCAACTTTCTTTATTAAACTTCGATAGATAAAATTTTCCACCATTGACCACCAACTTCTAATTGTTCGTCAGTTGGTTCTGTTTCAGATACAATAACTCTTGCTTTTGGAAACTTCATAAATACCTGCCATGTGCTAGGTGTGGTATCTGGTTGAACATTTGTATTCGCTTTTAAAGCAATATACATTACATTTTCATAAGTAACAACGTCATTAATAGCATAATTTACTGTTTTATCCCAAACATCTTTTAACTGAACGTCAATACTTGTCGCACCAACCTCACCTTTTAAGCCAATCAACACCCAGTATTCCATATCAGTAGGCAGATTTCCAGTTGATTGTTTTAAACACATATAAACTTGTTTGTCATAAACAACAAAGTTATACATTTCATATTGTATATCAGCTTGATATTCTTTCTTATTTATGTAATTATTAAGCATTGTCTGGAATAATTGTTCATCTTCTGCAAGTTTAACCTCTACTGCATTGTAATATAAATTCTGTAAATATTCAAGAGCCGTATGAATCATATTGAAACATATTGGCATAACCGTTTCAGAATCAATGTCATCATTGTTCATAATTAACGCTAATGCTTGACTAAAATAACCCTCTCTAAAATATTGAGAAAACTGTTGCATTAAGTTTCTATTACTTAATGATAAGTCTTGCCAACGTCTGACTTCAAAACTTGCCATATTTTTTTCCTTTCTTAGTTCACAATTCTAAACCATAAATCACCAGTTTCTTGTTGACTTGGCGTTCCCCCTTGTACTGGAATTTCTCTAGGTCTAACAGAACCAATATTAACCCAGTATTGCGAACCCTCAAAAGGTGCTTGGTTATTATTAGCTTCAATACAAGCCCACACATAGTTACCGTATGTTACTACGTTCTGTGTGGTGTAATGTACTGTACTATCCCATTCTCCTAAGAAAGACAATCCCTCACCAGAATCACCTTTTTCACCACGAATAGAAAGCACTCGCCAATAAGTTGTATTTGTGGGATCTGTTCCCAAAGGTGGATTAGTAACAGCAATATACACATAATTTACACCGTTATAGGTGTATGTTACAAAGTTATTCTTAGAATAGGTTATAGTAGGGTTATATATTCCCTTATAGCCAAATAAATTGATGATATTCTGCCATTCAATTTGCTTGCCCTCTACATAAGGTTGCACATCAGTTTTATAAAAATTTTCCAACGCTTCACAAGTATTGATAATCGTATTTAATTTTTGAGCATTGATAATCTTTTGATTACCGTTTGGAATTTGTGCAAATATATTTTGTGCGGTTTCATAATCATTAGACTGAATAGCTGTCTGATATTGCTGAATTAATTGTGCGTCAGAAGCCGTAATATCCAAAAAAGTTGTAAATGTTTGTACTTGATTAGGAAAAGTCGTACTCGGAAATTGAGGGTAACGTTCACTCATAAATCACACTTCCTTTCTATGTAATCTAAATATTATTATATATTATTCTTTATTTTATTACAACAAAAAAGAGTGAATCTATTAAGAAACACTCTTTCTTGCTACCAAAAACGTATTACAGGAGGTTTAATGAAAATAAGAAAAATATGCTTAGTTCTTTTTTCCAAGCATTACGTCACCATTCACCTTTTATCTCTCGCACATAAAAGGTTTCAGCTTTTTGTGACTAACTACCTATCTAATCATAGGTTAGTTTGAATTGTCACCATCACAGGCTTTTGTGAACTTTAGCTGAATTAATTTCATTATCACTATGGCAAGTAAATGATAATGAAAATCCAGTTAAGAAAAGGAACGTTGTGGATTTTTCGCACATGGATACGAACAACAATGTATACAATTTATAAGGAGAACATATATCTTTTATTTCCTTTCCTTAACTTAATTATATCTTACCATACTTTACGCCTTGTGTCAATAGTTATTTTGAAATATTTCCACTTATTTAGAAACTTTCGTATTCTGGATAATAAGCAATCATACTTATATTCATTGAACCACTTTCTTGCATATCAGCACTAAAACTTTTTACAAGATACTGTTTTGGAACTGTAGAATCTTTAGGTGTGTATGAAACAACTATATTTACGTCAAGCCACCATATAGGGACACATGTCAAACTTACACTGTCATTCATTCTGGTTCGTAAATATAATTCATATTTAGCACGTTGTCTTGCTAAATCATTAGTATATATATTATCATATTCACCCCCAGACAAAGGAATTGCTATCTCACCTATTGTACCCCCTACATAATAAGGGCTTTGTGGATTATCGTCTTTAGCTTCACCGTATATCTGTTGATAGCCTAGGTATATAAACTTACCATTCTGGTATCTGGCAACGTAATACTGGTTGTTACGGTCTAGTACCGCCGCTGTTCCGTCCTCATTAACCAAAGGTAATGCGCTGTTATCATTCACTTTAATATAAGGACTTGCAACTGCTGTAGTAGCCGTCCAACCTACTGTGAAACTTGTATCTGCATCAAAAGTTGTTGGATAATCTGCAATAGTAAGAGTATAAGTATTTCCACTCTGAGTTATATTACTTGGATAATATGTTGGGTCGATTGATTTTCCAAATACTCTTACTACATTTTTAACGCTTTCAAAATCAGACGTAATACTTTCTGATGTTACAATATTATCCCATACATCGTCATCCAATAAAGACGGTTCATTATGTCCACTTGGAATCTTTTGATACCTAAATACTCCGTTTACATCAAAGAAAATTTCCATAGTTGCATCTACATCTCTTAATTGAGAAAGTAATGAATAAACACTATCACCAACGTCTACTTGTATATCATAAGGTAAAGCATATGGCAATTCTTCAAGGACATATTTAGTTACTCCTACTAACTTTAACACACTAATCATAGCGTTTCTTACGTTACTACCTTGTGGAATCGTTGTTGGCATATCTGAAATATAACCATTTCTTGTACCATTCAGTCTTGCCATAAGGTCAAGTCCCTCAAATGATAATGAATTAGTAGAAGCGTCATAATTCCATGTAGGGGTATTGATAAGATAAATACCTAAATTTACCCATTCCCAGTCTTTTGCAAGTATATCATATTCACCTATATAAATCTGAACATATCTATCCAACCATATTCTTCCACCAGATTTTATCTCAAAATCAGCGGTATCTTTCAGTGCTAAAGTAATACTACATGAACGCCTTTGGTCATTGTTACTATCACAATTTATATTACCACTGATAACATAACCCTGTATTTCATTTACGGTCTGATACTCATAATTGAGCAGATTTATCTTTATTTGACGTTCTCTCATTCGTTGTTTTGCGATATTGTATAAATTTTGCGTTATATTTAATGGCATAATTTATCCTCCCTTACGTTCCAGTAGTAGAAACTCCACTTACTACTGGTTCTACTAATCCAAATTCCATAAGGTCTTTTTCGTTATTTGCGTCACCAACCTCAACGTAATCAAAGGAAATATCTACCTTTCCCATACCCCAGTTGTTGTCATATGTAATGTTTGGTTCTGAACTTGGATAAACCAAATGTATCGAGTTATTCCAATCCTTTATGATTTTTGCTTTATTATTTGTGATATAATTCAATATTTCTTCTGTTAATTTATTGATTTCGTATCTATTCATTATCCTATTCTTTTCATAATCCAAAGGTAGGACAGTAAAACTGATACTATTGCTGTAATAATTCGTCTTAGCATTAGCAACAATTACTGGATATTTACTACCATAAGGCTCAAATACACCTATCTTCTTAACACGTTTACCAGTACCATATGCTACCCCAGCGTAGAATTTATATATACTATCCTTTTCACAAATGAATACGCCCTTGAATTGAGAAGTGATACTATTGGTAATATAATCGCCCTCAGCACCGCTCAATATAGGAACTAAAGCATATTCATAATCTGTATTATTAGCGGCTATATAATCATTAAAAGCAAAGTTTAAATCTTCAAATGCTTTTACTGTAACTGTCTTTAAAGTAACCCAGTTAAATGTACCTTTAATTCTACGTTTTACTTTAATAGCGGTCAAATATTGCAGTAAGAAATCTACATTACCGCCATTGATATTACCGTCAAAATTAGCAACAATAATATCAAGATAAGCCCATTCAGTATTTTTAATAGGTGAATAATCACTAGTTACATTACTAGTTAAATGAAAATGGTCAAAGATACCGTTCTGAACTTGAACTGTTGTTACATTATTTACACTGGTAGGTGCAATATCTAGGCTGTTACCGTCTTGTACGAAATTGTACCCTAAGAAAGAAAACATATTATCCTCTCACCTACTTTCTATTTGTTGTTATTATTAATTTGTTGCAGTAGGAATTACGCTACCTAAATTTATCAAAGAAATATTATAAACATTTCCTATTCTTCTCACCCATAAAGTAAGATAATCTGTATTTTGTGGTAATAGAATATATTGAGAATATCTATAATAAACATCTTCTGCAATACCACTGTCCACAGTCATATCTACATAGGCTTTAAGTTCTGTTTCGTTTCTATAATATCCGTTCCTATAAGTAAACGTAATCTTTTGACCTTGTGAATTAGTAAAAAATGAGATTGGTGTGTCTACGTTCATATCTCTAAACCACCATTGAGCCGTAAAATCTCCGTTTAATTGGAAACCACTTGTCCACTTTGTCCAGTAACCGTCTGGTCTTAAATCAATTTCTTTACCGTCTACATTAGTAATATATATTGGTTCTTCTGGATTGCTTGAACCCTCAATAATACTAACAATACTTTCACCAGTGATATAACCATTAGTGCAATCATTAGTCAAACCAAGAATACCAAACACAGTTGGACTGGAATATGTAACAGTGATTAATATTTCACCAGTTGTTACATAAGTTCCATAAATAGTATAACCCTTGATTTCAATGTAATAAGTTGCTTTATCATCTAATCCAGTCAATAAATAAGTTTGAGTTACTGGTGGTTTAATACTCTGACCACCATAAATCTCACCACTGTTATTAATTTCAACATGGTTAGAATTATACAAAATTACATTGTAATAGTTTAATAATTCGCCCTCAATCTGATTATATGTAAACTCAAATAAAAAACTTGAAGAATTGATAATATTATTTACAGGCAAATTAGTAAACTCTATTGTAGGTTGAGTATAGCACCAAAATTGTATAGGGTCACTTGGGCTACTTGCTTCACCTTGAGCGTCATAAGTGGTCACATAAGCATTATAATATGTGCCATTAGTTAATGTATTAGGTGGAACAGTATGCTCAAACTTAAATGAGTCCACAGACTGTTGGTATACAACTTGGTTTGTGGTGTTGTTACGAATTGTTAATTGGTTCTTTACAACTTGATTACCACCAGTTGAATAGAATGTAAATGTTGACTTTTGAGAAGCGTCAAATGCATTTATTGAATATAATATCGGTTTAGTTACCATAAAATTTAATCACCTACTTTTTAAGATGTTCTTTGCCAAATATAACAACAAAGATATGGCTGTACAGTTGAAATAGTTTGTGTTGTTAATGTTACATCTCCGTGTGTATGTCCTTGTTCTCCACCTGCACCTAATGTAGTTGTAATAGTACCTTTACTCCAATCATTAAACCAACCACCGTTGTTATGAATTTGAAAACCATTATTAGCCGAAATTGGAGAAAACTCACTAGGCGCCGCAGAGCCATGTTTTACTGCTATAATACTTGTATTGCCATCCATACCATGTTGATGGTTTGGAATTTCATTTATTGTTAATACATGATTTTGCGTTGTGTGTGCGTGAGTATAATCATTACTATACACACCGCCCAGTTTTCCTGCTTGATTAAAGCTATCTTGATTAGTGTCAACGCCTACTAAAGTTCTTCCTTGTCCTATCAACAACCAACTTCCACCAAAAAAAGTTGAAGGATTAGTAGCAACCAAAGAAAGATAAATTGAACCAACAGGATAAACATCTAAAGCACTAATACCACCAGATTTGCTACTTCCACCACCGCTTATATACATATTACTTGCTTGATTTTGTGGGTATGTGACTTTTACAATATCATTTATCTTAAAGTTTGCGACAGAGTAACTAGGAACTCTGCTATATTCTTTATTATCTATAACAACATTATATGTACCATCAGAATTTAAACTTTTAATCAAACCAGTTTTAGTAATATCTCTAGGTGCTTTATTAACTTCCTGCTTTGCAATAATTCTCATAGCTTCAAGTATTTCTTTATTTATATCCCATGTTTTAGCATCAAGGCTACTATTCCCTCGCTTAACATCGGTTCCTTTATTGTTGTATAAATTTTGCATAATTCAATTCACTTCCTTTACCAAAACAAACAAAATCTTTATAGTAAAAGGAGAGAATTAATCTCTCCTTCCACCCATCTGTAATGCTCTGTTTTTTAAATTCTTTAATTCGTCAATAAATGATTGTGCGTTGGTAACATTTGGTAATGTAAGATTTTCAAAAGCGTAGTTATAAATAGGTGCAGACTGTCCACCCATTTTTCCTACAATACTGTTTAACCATTGTGTAGGTGAGAATTTACCAAGTTGCATAAGATTCTCAGTCAAATGATTAGGAATAATACCGTCACCCTCATTAGACCTTGAACCAAGAACTCTTAATTCTCGACCTTTTTCACCAACCATAGATAAACCATAACCTTTTGTTGTACCGTTTGCATAAGCCCCCGGGCCATGTGAAGTATCATCTTCATACCAGTTATCACCACCAGACCCATGAGAATAACTAGGTTCTTTATCAGAATAATATTCATCTGGGTCAAGTTCGTCACCAAAATCTTCATCGTCATCATCATCGTAACTTTTATATCTTGTCTTAAGTGTACTCATTATTTCATTGTATCTATCTACATAATCTTGAAGATTGCCAAGACGTTTCTCCCAGTTTTCACCCTCTAAACTGATACCTAATACTTGTTCAGCAAGAAGTTTATTCTGTTCAGTTGTATAATTATCTGTAACATTTCCCCATTCATCTTTATACTTTTGCCAATACTTTATCTGTTCTTCAACTGAATTAATTGTAGCGTCACGAATATCTTCTAATCGTTTTATCTCTTTCTTGGTGTCTTGCTCTTTCTTATATTGTGTAAGAGCAGTTTTAGCTTCGTCTACAGCAGATTGGTCTGTTTCGTAAACAAAACCTTGTCCCTCTCTATATATTCTTACTTTCTTTTGTTGTGCTTTTGCTAAAGCATCTAACTTTTCTTGTAGTTCAATTTCGTCATTTGTTGCATCGTTCTTTTCGTTTATTTTGTCAATCTCAGCATCGTACTGGTCTTGAATAGCTTGTTTTCTTTCGTTAAGTGCATCAATTTCTTTTTGCGCTAATGAAGCAACATAACTAAACGCTGTTTCCAGATTAGATTGTTGTTCCTCATACCAAGCCTTTTCTTCCTCCCACTCTTCTTTACGTGCTTTCTTACGCTTTTCTGCTTCTTGCTCTGCTTTTCTTGTATTTTCTTCTTCAAGTTTATTACGTCCAGAATAAATCTCTTCTTCAATTTTCCAACGTTGCTCTGCGTATTTTTCTTCATTACTATAGAACTCTTTCATTAATTCTTCAAGTTCGTCATAGTATTCCTGTTCAGAAATCATATCCATAGCAAGTTGATGTTTTAAGAGGTTATAACGCTCAGTATAAGCCGCATCATGGGCTTTTGTCATACCGTCTAAGGCTTTCTCATGATACTTGTTATATTCATCCTCATACCCCTCTTTATCTTTGTAGTATTTATTTGTAAGTTCTTCAAGCTGTTCATAATACCATTTATCTGTAGCGGCATTATCTTTCATTGAAGCCTTTTGTTTATCTAAAGTAGCAAGTTCTTTTTCAAATGCTTCTTTATATGCTTTAGCGTCTGCTTTTGCTTGTTTTTCTGCATCTGAGGTTGAGGATTTCTTAGAACCACCGCCACCTTTACCAGATTTGCCACCAGATGTAGACGGTTTAAACTGTAATCCTTTTCTCAATTCCTCTAAAAGTTTTTGATTTTGTTGATTACGGTAAGCTTGAACTTGTGCGTCAAATCCTTCTGAGTAAGATTGAACACCAACACCGCTACTGCCTGTTCTAGCTTTTGGTGCGGCACCAGATACAGCATCTAAACTAGAAGCAAATTGTAAAATTCCTTGCGCTCCTTGTGCAAATTGGTTACCTGTTGTTATAGCCGTATTACCAATCGTTGTTAAATAAGGATTTGCTTGTGAACTTGCTGTTCCCACTTGTTGAATAGAAGTTCCTAAATTATCAGAACCTTGTTTCCCTGTTTCTGCGTTTGTGCCAACTTTTTGCTCACTTTCACTAAAAGTATCTAATCCTTGTGAACTAGAAATAGCAGAAATCCCACTTTCAGTAAGGCTTTGTGCCATTGACATTAAAGATTCATCATTAACAACTAACTGACCATTTACCATTTGTAAAGATTCAAGATATGCTGGATTTAAAGATAATAAATCAGCCATTGTATCTATTGTAACACTACCAGTTTTATTATATTCATCTGCAACTTCATGTAAAGTATCATAAGCGTCTTGAACACCTTTTAATTCTGATGTAAGACTTTTAATAGCTTCTTCAAATTCTTCTGTTTGAGAAGCGGCTTCACCTGCATCTTCACCATATTGATTTACGCCATCAGCGGCTTCTTTTGCTTTATCACCATTATCTTGTAATTCAATTCCTAATGCTTTTGCAAAATCTGGAAATTGCGTAGCAACAACTTCATCTAATGCTTCTTTAAATAACGGAATCTGCGAATTATTTTTAAGCAACGCATTGTATACACTTTCAAAAGAACTAAGACTATCATATTGAGTATTTATAAAAGATTGCGTCTTTTTATCAACATCAACCGTTGCATCAGCGGCTTCTCTTGTAAGTGTAGCAGTTTTATTATATTTATCCTCTAATTCAACAAGAGTATTACTTAAGAACGCTAAAGTTTGCTGATGTAATTTTGTTTGATTATCTTCTTGTTGCATTGCGGTAATAGTAGTGTTTAAATCCGCTATTAATTCTTTATAACCACCTGCCGCTTCATAAACGCCTTCACCCAAACTCTTTGTATATTTATTATAAAACGCCTTAAAAGATTCACTGGATTCAGTATCAGAGGTAAATTTCAAAGGAATATAAAACGAAGTTCTATTTAACATATCCTGTGTTGCTTTTTGCGCTTTCTGAATTTCAGCTTGATTTCTGTTCAAAAAATCTTGTGATTTTTCAGCATTTTCTTTACTAAGTAAATCTAAACCTTCTGCTCTTGTTCCGTTCAAATTTGATAGTGCTTCTTCTTCAACACCATAAGCCTTAGCAAGTTTGGAAATTGTAGATTTCAATTTCTGCTTATCTTCATCTTCGTTGCTTGCGGCATCTTTAGCATTAATATATTCAAGTCTTAAATTATAAAGATTTTTTCTTTCATCTTCAAAACTACTACCTGCTTGTTCTGCGGCTCTTCTTGCGTTTTCTTGTTGAGTATTATAATAACCATAAGCGGCTACAAGTCCAGTAACAACAAGTGATACTGCACCTAAACTTGCAGTTAATAAACTACCTGCACCTGCCATAGCCGTAAATCCTTGTGCTAAAGAACCTGTAGCGGCATAAGCATAATCAAATTTAGCAGTCATGTCTAAAACATTTGTAGATATTTTTGCTATCATTTCTGGTACTTTATGTCCATTAAGAGTAATAAAAGCACCTGTAGTAGCAGTAAGTACAGTGGGCATACCGCCTAAATCATTAATAAGTTTTAATACTTGCGTACCAAATTCTACAAGGCGTTTTACACTATCTGAAGAAATACCCTCAGTCCAAAACTTTTCTAATTCAGATGTGAACTGAGATACTTTACCTTGAATAGAATCAAGATAACGTGCGTTTTCTTTAAGTGCTGAACCTTGGGAGTCTAAAGCTATTTTATAAGCTTCTGTAGCCGAATTAAGGTTTAGCATAACCGAGTTAAATACAGAAAATTGGTTCTTACCTGCCAACGCCAAACCCAGTGATTGCTTTTCAGCTTGTGACATATCATCCCAACTGGATTTTAAATCTTGAAAAACTTGATATGTACTTTTCATTTCTCCTGTAGATTTATCAAATAAATCTATGGATTTTGTCACACCTTGTACTTTAAAACTTAATTCACCTGCTTCATTAGCGGCTTTTGCTATATTGTTTCCTATTATAGTTAATCCCCTTGCAACCTGTGCGCTTCTTCCTGTAAGTATTTCTGTACCTGAGGTGATTAACGCTATAGATTGCTCAAAATCGTTGCCTAATACGGAAAGACCTGCACCTGCTACAGTAAGACCTTTTGCTAAATCATTAGTTCCAACAGCCATGTTATTAGCAACCTCATTAGTGACATCTATGATATGTTGAGCATCTTCCGCTGTCATATTAAATGCTTTCATCTGAGAGTTCACAAAACTTGCACTATCTCCTGCTGAAATTGCAGTATCCGCAATATTCTGGAACATAGTTGCTACTTTTCCTAATTGTAAACTTTCTTGGTCTGAATAACCCATTTTCTTGAACTGAGTTCCTGCTTCTATAAATTCAGTAGCACTTTTTCCTACTTCAAGACCCATTTCTCTTGCTGTGCTTACAAAACTTTTCATTCCCTCGTCTGTTAAATCAGACACTTTCTTATATTCAGTAACAGCCGCATCTAATTCCCTAACAGCATCTACACCTTCCATTAACGATTGTCTTAACTCATTAATAACAAGTGTTACACCACCAAACTTAGACACTTTAGCAAATATATCACCAATACTTTGAGAAGTCTTTTCTGCACTCGTACTGGTATCCTCAAATCCAACTTTTAATCCTTTAAGTCCACTTAATGCACTATTAAGTTTGCTTGTATCAACATCAATACCAACTTTCATAGTTGCGTATTTTTGACTTATCTTATCTAATTGTGCTTGAATATTTTTTGCGTCTAATACTGCATTTACAAGTATTTGGAAGTTACTACTATTCAATGCCAATGTTTATACACCTACCTTTCTTAGCATTTATATTTGGCTTTTTACCAAATCCCTTACTTGTTTCAGTAGGTTTAATCTGTGACCATGCTATTCCAATAGCATCGCTAATATCATCATCATTTTTCACACTTTTAGGTTTATCTAAATCATAAAACAATTCCAACCCAAAAATATGATTGACTTTTTCTATGGTTTTCCATTTCATTACTGGGCGTTTAGTTCCATCTCTAGTACCATCATAAACACCCAAATCACTACGCCATTTACTAGGCATAAGAAATTCTATTTTTACATTATGTACAGCACAAACACCTAATACAATTCCTTGCAACACTGATAATTGTTTTACTGTTTGTACATTATTACCACATTCACCACTTAAAATTGTATCTTCACAATAAATAAAAAATGGGGAATAAGCGTCCAATAGCGTGGATAACTCATTCCCCATATATACACAACGTTCTCTCCAAGCTATCTCTTGCTTCTGTTTCCAAACGCCAAATTTTATCAATTTACCATTTTTAAAAACTGAATATCCAGAACTTTTCGTTGACATATCCAGTCCAATTACAATATTTTCCATATAATCCCCTTTTCCAAATTTTACCAGAAAGAGGATATATTTTTACCTCTTCCTACACTTCTACATTGTATTCCTTGTTTCTGCATACCTTCAATAAACCATTTCTTTAATTCACCTTTGTTTAACTGTTCAATCAACGGTGTCCAAGCATCTCTTGGTTTATTCCACCAACCATATCCAAATAAATCACCACCAAGACCTTGATATATAATTCCAGTTAATTCATCTCTTACATCACCATAAGTAGTATATAAACTACCATGTTGGAACATTTCTGGATTATAAGACATAAAAGTAGGGTCTTGGGATAAAATCCCAGACCCACCTTGTCTTGTTTTTTGTGATTTTGTTTGCCAACTTTCCAGAAATTCATATGTTCTTTCATATTCTTCTGGTATATGTGCATATACAATCTGATTGATTAATTCTTTGTATTTTGTAATCATTTGTTGCATTACATATTCAACGGCTTTAGAAACTGGTTCATTATACAAGGAATAAAATTCAGCTACATTTTTAGCATAAGCCATTTATTATATCACTTCTTTCCAAACACTTCTACTAACTTTTTACTATCTGCTAACATATCCTCAATCTGTTTATTGTTAGGCATTTTCTTAGCGTATTTATCTAAAGTCTTATTCAACTGTTCTAAAAATTTATTTACATTAGTTCTAATTGACAATTCATCTTCTACATAATCATCAATCTCACTAACGTTAAATATGTCATAATTCACAACATCAATAATTCCAGATTTAACAAGCATATCATAATCTTTAGCAATTTCCTCTGGAATATCAGTCATTAATTTAACAAGCATTGTATTTTTAACAACATTTCTCTCAACAGCATTTGAACACTTTAACATATTATTTCCAATAAGTTCAACCTGTTCTGGGGTCAAATACTGTTTTACTGTATATTTTTCACTTTTTTCGTCCTCGGTATAAGGAATTGTTACCGTTTTTTCTTTTAATTCAATCATTTTATTCATTCCTTTCATTTTATTCCATTTCATAATCTATGTACAAGGGTGTACTAATTAGTAACACCCTTTCAAAAAATTCACCCTACCAATTTATCATATAAACCAATCAAATCAGTGTTACCCTATTTCTACTTATCTGTAACCACTTTCTTTGCAACTTGGTCTACCCATGTAGAAGCCATTCCAGACACAATACCAATAGCAACAGCCGTCATAATATCATCAGCAGGAAAATCAACCATATATCTATAACCTAAAACGCCTGCGATTCCGCCAATCAATCCAACAATCGGCAAAATTTTATTATTATCTAACTTAGTATAATTTTTAACAAACTGTCCTGCAAGATAAGCAATAACTACAATTGCAGGTACACTTACAATTCCGAAATCTGGCATAATATCAGTCCTTTCTATTTGAATCCATATTTAGTTGCTAATATATATCCTACAAAAGATATTGCAATAATTATTGTAGGGAAATTTTTCTTTATGTATTCCATAATATTAAAATTAGATTCGTCTTTAATTTTATTAAAATCTGTCTTAATATCATTTACTTGAAGTTTAACGTCTGAAACATCACTTTGTAAAGAAATCATTGTAATTTTAATATCTTGAATAGTTTCATTCAATGCTCTGTTAGTTTTTACAACTTCCTCAGATAATTGCTGAATAAATCTATGACTTTCTTGAAGTCTGGTAATATCTTGTGTATGCTCATCTACTTTTAACTTGACTTCTCTTAAATCTTCTTTAATTTCATGTGCTGTCATATCTTCCACAAATCTCACCTACTTTATCATAGCTTTGCCACTTCTTTCTTTTATTATCCATCTATTCATTTCATTCCAATTAGTCACCACAAAGATTAGCAAATACAATACCAGTAATTGCTCTTAAATCAGCTTTGTTCAAAGTTCCAATATAATTCTTAAACCTTGACTTATCCACAGCACGAATTTGTTCAGCACAAGCAACACTATCATCTACAAGAAATTTATTTTTTTCTTTAGATAATGTATAGTGTGTAAGCAAATCTTCTCTTTTAACCTTAGAAGTTAAAGGTACTATGATTATGGTAGGGCTATAAAAATTTCCAGTATCATTCTGTAAAATTAATACTGGTCTTACTCCGCCTTGTTCTGAACCTTGGGTATTCCTTAAATCAGCGTAATAAACTTCTCCCCTTTTGAATGTTCTTGCGTTATTGTTTATTGTTGTAAACATATTCAGTTCTCCTTATGTACTATATTTTTATATAACTTTCATATAATATATATAGCACTTTTTATTTACAAAGTCAATACTTTTATTTACCATAACCCTTATTTTTATTAATACCATACCCATTTTTTGTCTTATATAAAGTAACATATTTAGGTACAAAATTAAAAGGATTTTTCAATGTAATCACCATATTGTTCTCAGCTTCAATATACAATTCGCCTTTCTTTTCAAAACGAACCCTTGAAGCCTTTTCTGGAACAATATATTCACTTTTTAATCTACAAGTATCTTGACTTGGTAATGGCTTCCAACAATCTGATACATTACACCAACGAACAAAAGGACAAATATTACCGTTCTGCCTTTTACATAAAATTCTATCTCTATTATCTACTTTACCGATATATGAATCTGGACACAAAATAACCACTTCCTTTACAACAAAATTTGAAATATGTAAAATGCGTAGAGCATATCACCCTACGCATATAGATACAAGCCAGTAACAGAGATTAACCGACAGTTACGTTAGCATAGCCTTCAACTGCTTGATTCTTGGTGAGAACAGCATGGATAGTGGTTGTACCAGTTGCTACACCCTCTACCTCGCCAATTGCATCTTCTACTTTAGCCGTACCAACAGCACCGCTTGTAAAAGTAACAGCAGTTAGGTCTACTAATTTAGGCAGAGCATTTCTGATAAGAGCATAAACCTTGATAGTTTCTTTCTCAGCTACTTGTAAATCAATATCAGCTGGAGTTAAAGCTAATGCATAAGCATCATTTTCCCACTGAGCAGTAGACAGAATTTCCTTAATAGTACCATAAATAGCTTCGTCACTACAGCTAGAAGTTTCAGCAGAAGCCAGAGCAGAGCCATTAAGAGGTGTGTTAGCCGCACCAGTCATACTCATAGAAATCTCCTGTGAGCCGTTTAACATAAGTCTTGGAATGTCAATCTGAACCTCACCAACCTTAGTGGTAGAAGCTTCGTTTGGATTAGTGCTACTACCTGCAAACAGAGTACCAGTCATTACAGCATGAACAGTAGCTGGAATAAAGTTAGCACCTACTGTAAGCACTCTCATGGAATCATTGTTTATTACATATTTAACGCAATAAACGTCACCGGACATAGCACCTGCAACAGTAATAATCTTGTTATTGAAAATACCTTTAACCCATGTGGAATCATTAGGCTTTTTGTACCAACCAATAGTACCAAAATTACCAAATGCTACAGGAGTACCTGCTACAGTAATCTGTCCTGCATCTGTTACAGTAACTTCCTCAACAGTTAAAGCACTGCCACCAATCGCAATATCAGAACCAATGTTCTTTGCGATAAATTCAAGACGGAACATTACATCAGTAAGAGTTACGTCCATTGTGGAAGAATGTGCGTATTTACCATACAGTTTTGCACCTTGTCCACCACGAATATCTTCAAGAGATACATCAAAACTAAAAGTAGAATCTGTTAAAGTTTTTGCAGTAGCAAACAGTTCATCACCTACAAAAAGGTCAACATTTGCTACACCGGCTAAAAAAGCATCCATTATATTACTCCTTTCATATTTCAGACATTTTTAAATCCTTGTCCAATATTCTTTTTATTTATAAAAGCATCTGCATATTTACCTTTCTTGTTTTTATACGCAAAATGCTCTATAGGTTTTTTAAACTTTCCACCATTTGCTTCAAAATTCTTGTTTACAATATAATCAATTTGTTCAACAACAGCATTAAACAAAGACGTAAAGCTATAAAAAGTCATTTCAAGCAAATCTTTTTTTAACATGCCATTATGTGCTGAAATGATAGATATTTTTCTTTCTAATGTTATAGGTTCTTTATTCTTATTCACCAAGCTATAATATTCATCAATAGCTTTCTTATAATCTGGGTCTAAATCTCTTTCATCTTCATAATCATAAATATTTTGATATTGTATTATCTGTATAATATCCTCAAAATCTTTATAATCTATGATAACTCCATTTATTTCAAGAATAAATTTACCCTTATCATCAACTTTGATTGTAAGTTGTTCTTCAATTTTATCAAGTCCAAAACACAGTTCTATAATTCTAACAAATTGCCAATATCTTATAGAGTGTTTTTCAACTTTTCCAAATAATTCTTCGCCTAAAACCATTTGCAAAAGAAATTGTAAATAAGAACTTTGAATAACTTGTATATCATTAATCGCATTTTTATCTATTGTTAATACATTGTAACAATTTATAAAATCATTAGCATTTTTTACCGTAACTGGATATAACATTATAACTTGTTTATGTCTTGTAATATAAGGAATAGGTTCATCCATTTCAATATAACTTTCATAAGGTGCTATATCAAATTTCACTGAACACACCCACTTCCTACATCACCAATCTGAACAGCCATAAATATACTTGCACCATTGTAGTTTCTTGTATTATTCAAAGCCGCCTTAGACCTACAATATTGTGATAGTTCTGCGTTAAACTGAAATTGTCCAACACCGTCCATAGCATAAGAACCATTAAGTGTTTTCATAATCTCAGTTTCCATAACATCAGCCCTATTACAAGGAATACCATTATAGTCCACAATAGCAATTTTATCACCAAATAAAACATCAAATTCATATACAACAGTACATAAATAAGGATTTATTGGATAACTGTCATACTTAAAACATTTCAATATGGTTGTTGCATCATATTGCATATTTTCAACCAAAGGATTTAAAAATATCCTATATTTTTGTTGTTGGTCTTTATTTTTATAAATCATTCCCATTTTTTCTTCAAACGTAAGATTAGGTTTGCTTAAACAATCATAAGTACCATACTTAAGAAGTTTAAATATATTTTCATTATTTTGAGCCAATGTCATTATAATTTTATAAGGAACATATGGCAAATTTGCAAAATTATTAAACATTTACACATACTCCTTTCTAAAACGCAGACACTAGCTTGACTTCTTTTTGTAATGTTAAATCTTCAGCTTCTATTGTTAAAACCAATACATCAGACGTAGGTTTTATACAAGTTAAAGCATATGTATTATCTGATTTAGACAAAGTATAATATCCTTGTTTAACACCAGCTGCAGTTACAGTAATATCAACATTTTGTTTAATGCCATTAATCATCAACATTGGTTCAAAAATTTGAACATTACCTTGACGTACTTGTGTGAAAACAGGTGTTATAACAATCTCTTTTTTCTCAGCTACAGTTTCTACCACAGTACATATTGCTTCGTCTTGTACTGTCTTGTACTGACTGGTAGCCACATGAAATTCAATTTTAGACCCCAACTCAACATCAGCTGAAATCTGATAATTACCGTTTTCATCTATTGTCGCACTTTCAGACGGTACAGCCCACCATTGCAAAGGAATAGACAACTGCTCGTTGTCCCTCATTACAATAGCTTGTAACCTACCGCTACCACCTTGTACCACTTCAAATTCACCATCTTGTATCATAATCGAAAAAGTATGTTCGTAACGATTAGCCACATTATTTTCAATATCATCAGACGGTTGAATTTCATCAAGATATAAGTCTATATAAAGAATAGTAGTATCTTGGTCTATATAACTATTCTGCATATAATTATTATACCCAGTAATCTTAAAAGGTCTACCATTAAAAATAAATCTTTTATTTTGTTTCCATTTGATTGTTTCCTTGTTTCCTTGCACAATCATTACAACATGGTTATCTGGGGTAACAATATCTTCTGCGTATTTAGGTGAGGGTGAAGTAGGCGTATAGTCCAAAATACAAGGTATTGATATAATATCACCAGTATTTTCGTCTACATATTTTGCAAGATTATTACAACGTCTGACAACAACAGCTTCGGAAACACTGTTATAGTTGTCTGTAAATGTTGTAATCCAGAAATTATCATCAAATTGATATAATAATCCTCTAGTATTTCTATCAGAAGAACCATTCTCTTGAATAATATCCTTGAAAATTAACTTTCTGAAATCATCACCATTTTTACGTCCAGTGCTTGTTTCCTCTACAACATGGTTTATATAAACAGCTATAGGATTAAACTCAAAAGAACCTATTTCAGTTTCTTCACTCACATCATATTGCACAGTGGTATTATCCCATTGAGAATCAACTGATGCTTGCATATCGTTTCTATACTTACTGTTAGGGGTCATAGCCAGACCCTCTAGGTAAGCACCATAATAAGTTAATGCCATGGCTATGTCCTCCTTTTATTTTACTAAATCTATTGCTTGAAAAATAGAAGCCTTTACCATATAATGTGTAGCTTCTGTTCCTAATTTGTTTAAACCTCTTATGATAATAATAACTTGTTCGTTTATCTCGTTTTTCTTTACACCGTTTAACCAAACTAATAAGGTTTCTAAATATTTATAATAATCTTCTCTTGAAGTTTCATAAATACATAAAGCCTTATACAATTTCCCAATAATCAAATTCTTATTCATTAAAACACCAACTGCAAATCTTTTATTTTGTCTATATTATCATTCTGATAATCCAAACTATCTTGCTTTATCTTTTCTCTCATTCTATCCAGATATTCAGATTTAGCGTCCAGATTATTTGCTTCTGCATAATGTTTAAAGTCTGTATTAGTAAGGTGTAAATTAAATTGAGTAACATCATTAACATTGGTTTCAAACCAAGTGTATACAAACCAATCTGCTAAAATACTTTGTTCTTTCAAAGTTAATTCATTAGCAAATTCTCTAGTTTCCACATCATAATCAAGAGGTTGTAAACATTCAACAAATTTAGGTATAGATTTAATTAACATTCCATCAGTATATTTTTGAAAATCATCAGCACTTTTTTCATAAAGTTTATCCAATTTGTAGTCACGAATAATAATTAATGCTAAGTCTTTTATAGAATCAAAGGAAGTAGCCATAGTCTTTCACCTCCTTTTCATTAATTATTCAGCTTCGATTCCAACAAAATCAATTCCAGTAAGTTCACCAAGTTTAACCAGAACATTTGCATCTACATCAATTCCTTGTAAACGCTTATTCTTAATCATTTCTACAATGGTTTCTTTCTGACCTCTTGGAGCCATATTATAAAGGTCAATGATTTTATTTGCATCATTCTTGAAAATATTCTCAATGACATCTGGTGGTAACATCTTATTATATTCAGACGTTTTTCTTAATTTCTTAACAACTTCTTCGTCAGCGATATAGAAATATCCCTCATTAGCAAATCTCTGATTGTGCTGTACAATATCTTTCAAATCACCAAATGGAATATCCATAATCTGTCCAAAATCAGTAAAGGTGTAAATATTTCCTTGACCTCTACCTTGTGTTGCTAAGTTTAATTCGCCTTGACACATACTTACAACTGGTACTTCAACTTCGAGGTAGTTGTAAAACCTATCGTTACCAGACGGTACAGACTGGGCAACTCCTTGTGTCTTAACCTTCCCCTCTAAGTCATTAAGTCTGTTCATAAGTGCTTCAAATTGCTCTGTACTAAGTGTTACCGTATTAGCAGATTTTTCTTCTACGTTTTCTGTTACAGTTTCCTCAACAATAGGTGCTGTAGCAGTCTTTTTTGCTGTTTTTGCGGTTGCCATATCGTTTCATTCCTTTCATTCATTTTATTCATTAAAAAAGAAATGCCAAGAAAGCATAAAACTTCCTTGGCATTTTTATGCTTAAGTCTTAAAAAGACCAATTAAAATTAGTCAAGTTTAACTAAACCAGCAGTTGAGTTAGTAATAAGTTCACATGCCCAACTCTTATTAATAGTAGTGTTAGATGTAAGATCTGCGTTATCGTAGTAGTTATTTCCATTGCTGAGTTGAGTACCTTCAATTACCATTTTAACTAACTTATCTGTAGACGGAGATACAACATAAATCTTCTTATCATCAAGTGCCAGAGAATACTTAGAGTAATCACCAGTAGCGACCTGTGGCAGAACCATAATGTCATAGTCAAAGAAGTTCTTGATAAGCTGAATACTCTGGGAGTTACTATCTGTTACGATTCTGTAACCATTAGCGGCGTTTGGAATAATCTTAGATAATGCAAGTGCAGTACCTACGATTACAGCCTTATCGCCCTGATTATAAGCGGTTACAGTCTGACACAGACCAAGCAGAGTGTCCTGTGTATAACCAGTCTTAACTAAAGCCGTAGGATAAGTAGCCGCAGTTAAACCTGCGTTCAGTGCATTGTAAGCGTCCAGAGAGAAAGCAGTTTCCATAGAACGAACAGCGGTTCTTACAAACTCAGCTAAATTCTCCTTGCCTGCTAGAACCTTATACAGAGAAGCGTAAACAGTGATGTTGTGGTTTACTGGATTAAGGGTCTTGTTTGCACTAAACTGTTTCTGACGAATAGTAGTTCTCTGACCATGTGCGCCAGTAGAAACAGTCATTAACGCTCTTGGCTTAATCTCAAACTGTGCAGAATCACCCCAAGCAACATTACGAACTTCGGTATACACTCCAACAGAACGAATAATGGTTTCTGGTAATACTGCCTGAATCAGCATATCAACAACAGCAAAAGCTGCCCACTGCATCATTGGATTAGCAACTAAATGCATAGGCTGAATATCTTCTGGCAGATTACAACCTGCAAATCTCTGAACTTCACCTAAGAAAGACTTGTTAATCTTATCTTCCTTTTCACTCAGAGAAACAGAATTATCAAAATCACCTAATTCTTTTTTGTTTACCTTAGACATGTAATGGAAATAATAATCTCTGAATCTGTCAACAAATTTTAAAGTGTCCTCATTACCGTTAGAGAACTTAATAATGGATAAATCCTTAATAGCCATAAGTCTAAAATCCCCTTTCTAATATATACTCAATTATATACCCAATCAAAATTACTGAACTCTTTCAAGAATCCAACCTGCTTCGCTATCAGTACCAATAGCAAAAGGCATAGCTTTGCGAATAGCAAATCTTAAACCAGTATAAGCACTTGTAACTTCTGCAATAGCTTTCCAACCAGTATCTGCGGTATATTCTACAAACTTAGCTGTAGCACCAATGGTTGCAGGGTCTTGTGCGCTTGCGAAGAATGGTGTAGAAATTTGCACACAGTCACCAATCTGTACAGAAAATACATCAAATTCTACATTCTTAACATTGGTGTAATTTCTTGGGTCAACACTAATACCTTTGTACAGTAAAGTACCATCAGCAAGTACGTTTACTTCTGGAGCGCAAGCCATCCAATACTGAGCATGTTTATCTGCATCACCTAAAGGGGTAGCTGTCCATACAAATTCCTTACCTGCTGTTTCACTAAAACCATTTTCAAGAGTAACTACAGTACCGTTCATAACATCTTCACTACAAATAGCACTACGATTATAAGCGTCTACGTTATCAGCCGCAATTCTGGATAAAACTAAAACTGTATTAGCCATATTCTAATTACCTCACTTTTCTTATTATTTTTTATTAATCAGCCCATAAACCAGTATTTTTATTTGTTTCAACAGGTGAACCCATACGCCATAATCCCTGTCTTGATTTATTAGACTTTTTACTTGCTTCAAAAGCTACACTCTTAACCTTGTTCTTCCAACCGTCTAATTCAGACATCTTACAAAGTTTTCCCTCACACTCAAACTTTTCAAATTCGTCTTTGTCAACAAAATTTTTAACTTCTTCAAGTGTCTTTGCAACTTCCATTTCTACAGATTTCTTTTCTGTATCTTCTTTGAACTTTCTCAATTCACCAAGTTCTGTATCTTTCTGCATGATAATATTGTCTTTATCCTCTAAATCTTTTGCTAACTTAGCGTTCTTTTCAGCTTCTTTTTCAAGCATTTCACAATAAGCAGAAGCATCTACATTAGCATCTGTGGAAAGCTTTTTAATGAAATCTACACATTCAGACATAGTAATTGCCTTGTCCTGTTTTTCTTCCATTTTAGCTTTTTCTTTATTATCTTCATGTTCATCATCATCTGCTTTTTCTTCCATTTTCTGAACTTTATCTTTCTTTACAGTGTTCCACTTAATATCAGCAGAAACCTTTTTATCGTCTTTACTAACTTTAACATCAGCTTCAACACGATACCTTTCATCACCTTTAGTATAAATAATATGGTCTTTTTCTACGGAATCAACATAGACATCTTTACCCTCATGGTCTTGAACCTTAGCAATAATATCACCCCATGCTTTTCTTCCTTCAATTTCAAATTTCTGTTCTTGCATAGTTTTACTTTCCTTTCCTTTACTCTCTTTATTATCGTCATTATCTTCAATATCAAGACTTTTATAAATCTTTTCAATTTTAGACACAACATCAGTTTCATTTTCAGCTTTAGCATAACCTAAAGCAGAACTTAAACCATTACGATTATATACTAAAGTATCACCTTTAAACTGCATAACTGGATATTTCAGTTTATCAGATGGTGCGTCTTTCCAACCATTTTCTACTTTCATATATACATCTTTAACGAGAGCATCAGCATTAGAAGCGTCAACAATTTTCTTATAAAGTTCAGTCTTATCCACATTACCCCATGGTGTATCTACCATAGAATCTTTGGATTTATCTACTTTATATGTTTTCTTTTCCATGTTTATCCTCCTTTCTTTTACGAATTTCTTTAATTCAGATAAACCATTACTTTTACAATTTTCGTAAAATTTATTAGCTTTTTCTTCAAACTTTACCAATTTTGCATTTGCTCCGGGGCTACTTGGATTTACCCTTTTACCCAGAACCGTTAAACCTACGATACAGAAATTGGAAATCAAATTATTATCAACTTCACCGTTTTCCAGTTCTGTACCTACGGTCAGCATTTCTACTGATACGCTTCTGCGATTATCGTTATACTTAAACATATTGTACACATCTTCTGCATAAATCTTAGAAATAACAAAATCACATATTGCTAAAAGGTAGCCATTATTATCATATTCAAAACGAATGTCTTGATTTTCTGGTATCTTTCCGCATATACTTTCATCAATCATATGACCTTCGCCATCTTTTGTATAAGGGTTTACCTTACACACAAGCCATTTACCTTTTATTGTATCAGCACATTTTCTTAATACTTCTTCTGAGATATTCAACCCATGGGTATTAGGTCTTGTACTTAGAAAAAGTGTTGTTCCATAGGCAAATTCCGGGTCATCATCATCAACAAATTTTTCAATAACATCTACTGAAAAATTCCGTTTAATCTGTTTTATTTCCAACGAACTCCACTCTCCTTTCTTTTAATATTCCATGAGTTTCGCTCAATTTCATATACTTATCTACAAATTTCTTATCAATCTTATAATAAGTTGCTTCTCTATCCATATACATAGGCATAAGACCATTTTCTTGTAACAATAAATTCTCTTGCGAATTAGTTACTCGCCAATAGTCTGTATCATTTAAAGGCGCACTACGAAAAATCATAATTTCACCCCTTTGATACCCCATTTACTAATATTAAAATCAAACTTATCAAAATCTGTAGGCATTTGATGTGCTTTATCATTTAATGTATTTACTTGTCCCATAATGATATTGTATTTTCTAAATAATCTATACATATCGGAAGTTACGTTTCTATCCCTATGAGCAATAGCAATGTCTACTACTTTATTCATAATTTCATAAACTTCGCTAAACTCTTTTAAGACCGTAGAAAACATATCAGATAAATTAGAATAATTTCTATCATCTTTATGGACTTCTGGGCGAATAGAAGATAAATTATAATTATCTTTAATTTCACTCACAACATCTGCAAGCAAAGGCATAGTATGACTTATGTTAAGATGTACAATTTCTCCTGCGTTTGGCATAGAAAAATCGTTTAGCATAACAGAAGCTACTCTATCCAAAGTTGCGTTCAAATCAAAAAACGCTCCATACAGCACGTCTAACGCTTCACTTGTTTCTTCATGTATCAACAAATCAACTCACCTCTTTCAACCAGTGTTACTCACTGTTACTAATCAGTACCTAGTCAACTACCCACAAGCTAAAGCTAATGGGATTCCTTGCTCTTTTTCATTGATTTCGTGACCGTTCCGCAGAATCAGAAATGGCTTCTTCACTTTGAGGTCTACCAACTTGTCCACTACCCCCACTCATGGTATGAATAGACAAAAGTTGTGATAAATTGTCTAAGAAATCACTATTATGTGCTTCTTCCAACATTCTCTCAAAATCCATAGGTTTATATCCAAAAGCAGACGCATAAGCACTTGAATTAAGTACCATACCCACATCTGCTAATTTCATAATAGCATCTTGCTTCTTTTTACGCCAAAATGGTTGTGTACATCCATCAAACGTAAACTTAAACTTAAATTGTTTAGTTTTCTGATTAGCATAGAACTCTAAGAAATTGTTAAATTGAGTATATAATTTAGCCACAATCTCATAATCAGCAGTAATAGCCGCTTGAAGTTCTTCGTTTGACATTCTATCCGTAGCGTAAATTAAACGGCTTGCAGAACTACCATATCCCACTGTATCTTTAGCGGCAGTAGTAGCCATATCTGTGTTTTTATCCTCAAACTGTTTAAATTCAACTTCTTCAAGAGGTAAAGCAATAGAACGAACAATTTTATCTTGTGTCATAGAGTTTTTCAATCCACTAGCGACAAGTTTCATTAATCGTCCTAATGTACTTGGTTTGACTGCAAACCTATCAGCAACCTCACCAGATTTTGCAGAATCTTGCATTTTCATCTCACCGTAAAGTATACCAAAAGCACTGGCAATATCTTTATTTTTTTGTAACTTTGCAATCTCTGTGTTATTGAAAACATTCTTTAAATACGGAGCCATAAAAGGAACACTTGCAAAATTACTTGTGTCAAACTTGAAAGCCCAGAAACCATCATTAGGACTTGTCTGGTGATAAAGAGTAAAAGTACCATCACGATTACTTAAGCCGTTTGACGGAATATAATCTTTAAAATCTTTACCGTCCCATACTTCTCTAAGGTATTTTTTAAACACAGGAGCATAGCAATCTATATCTACACCTTGCATACCAATAAAGTACATCATGTCGAAGTCGAATAATAAGCCACTTTCAAAATAACCAGTTAAGATACATCTATCTTGTGGCAATGTTTGTAGAGCATATTTAGGATTGTTTCTATCCATGTTTGTTCTAAAACTTGTATAGTGTACTTCATGTCTTAAAAGCTGTTTTACAACTTTTTTAAATTCACCTTTGTAATCAAAATTATCAAGGAATTTATAAATTCTTGCTTTATCAGCTTTATAATTATCAGACTTATAATCTTCTTTCTTAGCGTTTTTACAAGTAATTTGCAAATCAAAAGAAAGGAGATTTGTGTAGTATTCAATAGTTCTGTTATAAATCATATCGAATACTTCCATAAACTCACTATAAGCCTGTAAGTTTGTAGCACCAGTTTTATACTCGCTTAAAGCCTTTATAATATCGTCATATTTTGGAATCTTAGCATTGTTGTTAAGATTAACCAAATTCTGATTACTTAACCATGGACTATATACTCCAAAACTATCCAATCCATATAAACTCTGAGCAAAACTTACTACATCATAAACCTGTTGTTCTGATAACATAACAGGTTCTTCTACTTTAGGAGTTAATCTTTGACTATTTTTCGTAGTTCTCATCTCCTTTCTTCAAATATTTTTATTTAAAGGCAGTCAAATCATAGCAGTTGATAAGACCGCCTATATACACTTAGAACACAAGTTGGTCTAACTCATCTAAATTGGTATCTCTTTGTTCATCTACAGCATACTTATCACCTATTAAGGTTGCAATATGGTTTCCGTAACTCAAAGCTACAATTTTATCCTTTGTCGCACTATTTCTGTTAGGTTCTGATAATTTCAAAATACCGTTATTCCATGTTTGAGTTAAACTAATAGCTTCTGACATCATTAATGCAGTTTGAACATATGGCAACTTAATATTAACTTTTTCCTCAGAACTCATAGTAAGATAATTTACATCTTCTTCAAGTTCTGTTTCAATCGTTAATTCATCTACCAAAAATTCAATCATTTCATTATCTAGGGCTTTCTTTAAATCAAGCCACATTAAACTATTTCGTTCACTTGTACCAACAATAGGTATGATACATGGTATAGCTTCTGCATCAACCGTTTTGCCTTTAAGTTCTTGAATTTTAGCGTCTGGAACTATCTGTAAAGCAGATTCATAACAAACTGTAAATCCATGTGGATTCCAATTACTTCGTGATGGGTGTTCAAAAGGTTTAGATAACTCTGTATAATAAAGAGTACCACCGCTTCTTTCGTCCATTACGATATAATCTGCTTGGTAATCCCAAAAGAACTCTCTAATCTTTTGTTGAAATCCCTCACTATCACTAGCAGGGTGCGTTCCAATATATTCTACTTTTCGTCTTGTCTTACCATCTTTCATAATGACAGACATACAACCAATAACACTATTATCGTTATCGTTTGTATTGCTGTTTACAAAAGCATAATCAATGAAAAGTAAACGTTTTTCAAATTCACCTTTAGGTCTGTTACCTAAATCAGTTGACATAAATATATCCATAGGCGTAGGTGGTTTATAGGCTTTTTTTATCACTTGATTCTTTCTGAAATCTTCAAGTAAGAAGAAAGCACCCTCTGTTTCACCATACATTTCATTCAAATCTTCTGTTACAAAGTCAATATCTGAATCAAATTCTTTATCATGCCAGTAATCAGCCCATGTTTTAAGGTTAAATAAAATTGCAAGAAAAATATTAGAAGCAAAGAAATTATATGTATGGTCTTTTCGTATCATACTTTGTTGAACAACAAGTTTAAATTCTTGCCAGAAACTTTCACTTTTAAATCTTGCAGATGTAATACTTATAGTTTTACATTGCTCAACCCAACGTGGCAATGTTTTTCCATTACTATCTTTATATTCGTCCAACAACGAAAATTTAGATTGTCTTGGGTGAGCCATTTTAGAGAATACAGAATCTATTAAACTTTTCTTCAAAAGTCTACGTTCTTCACATATAAGCATAGTTGCCCTAGAACCTCTACTGCTGTCCAGACAAGGTAAAACCGTTATCATACTGCCATTTATTTTGCTCAAATCTACTTCTACACAATCATTATTATACCTAAAAACTATATCGCCATTCTCATAATAATATTGTAAAACTGGTGAAAGTTTCTTGCAAAGTTCATCTTCTATTTTCTTTTTTACTAGCTTTGTAGCCTGTGGAATAGTAGAAGATGTAATAACAACTTCTGCAAACGGGTATAAACATGAGTGTATGACAGCGAGAAGTCCTGCAATCATTGACTTAGAAGCACCTCTCGAACAAATCGCATACCAATATTGGCTAATTCCTGCTAAATAAACCATAACATGCTGAAACGGATATAATTTAATCTTTAATCTTCTTTCAGCATATATATTCCAATTACGTCTATAAAATGTTGTCCATTCCTTAATATTTTTCTTTCTTTGTTCCCACGGTAATCTTCTGTCAGTCTTTTTCTTTTCTTCTTGTTTTTTCTTTCTTTTTTCCACAAGACTAATAATATCTATATCTTTGTTTTCCTCTAACATAGACATCACCTAATCTTTCTTTCGTGGAATTAAAGGATACTCCTTTGTACCTGCTATCAGATTCTTTACAGCAGAAACCACATACTTAAACCAGTCAGCTTCAATATTGCAAAAATCTTTATATTTTTCCAAATCTTCACATTCACAAGGTTCAGTATTCTCTATTTCCCAAATCTGATGTTCAAGCATTTGTTCAGTTAAAGTCTTTTCTTTTTTCTGAGTAAAGTTATCAAGTTTTAAGGTTTTCATTAATTTTAAAACCATATCTTGTTCTTCTTTACCAGAATTACCCATGTCCACTTCTTTTTTATATCTTAATTCAGCAATACAAAGTTTACGATACAAACTCTCTTGTGCAGGTGTCAACTTAATATCATCAGTGTAGAATCCCCATCTATACTCAAGATAGGCATAATCTTCATCTGATTGCTCTCCCCAATCCAGAATTAAATCTTGTATATTTAATTTACGTTGCGTTTCTTCGTCATTGGAAGTCATAGAACTTCTATCTACATCTGTTTGTCCAAAACAATCCCATTTATCTGATTTTTTCTTTAAAGCTAAAAAAGTTACATAATACTGTCCCCAGTAGTTATATGTACTAGACAAAGTACCTTCTTCTTTTTCTTTTTCAACTTTTTCCATCAGACCATCATATACTTTTTGTATAAACGGTATTCCTATCTCAGCACATGTTGACCATAAAGCTAATTTAATATCTCCATATTTACTGTAATAGTTTTGATAAATCGTTTTACAACAAGTGGTACAATAAGGAACTACTTTATTTGCATGGTTTGGATTGTCAGATTTATAAAATTTCTTAATATCATAAGGTCTGTTGCAACGAATACAAAATGATTCTGTTATGGGTCTTTCTTTTCTTATAATGGTTGCCATAACATTCCCTCGTTTCCAACAAAAAAAGAAAGACAATATTAATTATTTGCCTTTCTTTTTCTCTACGAACTCGACATAATCTGGTTCAAGCATTTCAGCTAATCTTTTTTGCTTTCTTACTCTTTTTTGCTTTTCTATCATTACTTCTCTTTGAAATTCTGGCTTTACAGCTTCTTTTATTTTAGCCGCAGATTTATTTTTTACTTTTAATGACGGTTCAAGGTTGTTTAAATATCCTTTGAGATATTCAGAGGTTTTAAATCTAACCATGTACGTCAATGGTATCATAACATTATTTTTCTGTTTCGTCTGAATATTATATACTCTCTTGATTGCACCACCGCAAGTGGAAATCTTAAAAGTACCAATATTAGGAATATTGAAATAACCGTTATTTTTTATTTCATCTGCCATAATTTCAATAAAAGTTTTCATACATAACTTAGCCATTTCAGTTGTGAAACTTGGTTTAGTTTTCTTAACTGAAATGGCTATCAGTTCTGCGAGTTCGTTAGGGCTTAAAGACTTAACAATGACACCATCTTTATTAGGTCTTGCCATAACTTGTTACTCCTTTATGATTACTCTACAAAAGGTGCGTCCTGTGTCTTTTCCTTAACAACTTCTCTTAACTTCTTAGACATCTTAAATACTGGTTTAGTATAATCTGGGGTTGCACTTAACTGTCCAACTTCGCCAGTAGCAGGATTGATAATACCAGTTCTTTCTGGTCTGCCCTTAATAGTGGTGAAATCAATCTTTCCAAAACCGTTCATATCAAACTTCTTACCAGAAGCAATGCAAGTAGCGGCAATCTCATAAAATGCAGTCAGAACAGCCTTTGTGTCCTTCTGAGTAGCCTGTGCCTTGTATGCTACCATCTTTACTAACTCTGCGGTGCTAACCTTAGATACCTTAATTGCTTTCTTTGCCATAATAAATTACCTCATTTCTTTCTTTTTATTCATTTTATTCATTTTTATTTCTTAGGGGAATTGGTGAGTGCCTTATAGGTCACTCCCATATCCCCTTTAATAACTAATTTTAAAAAATAACCATTTTAAGCTGTTATAAATAACTTTTTACTAAATAAAATTAGTAAGTCGGCACGTGAACTACCCATTGTCTAAAGCCAGTGGGATTGCGGTAGCCTTATTTCAAGATATTTTTCTTGTTCTAAATTTAATTCGCATTGCAAAGAAACATAATATTTATTATTTTCCTCTGTTACTATTGCTTTTAAAATTTTACCACAAGGAACTAATTTATTTTTAGTTTTTACTTTACCAAGTTTAGGTAATTTAATATATTTTCCTTGATATTCTATAGTTTGTATTATATTTTTACAACAATATGATTGTTTTTTATCCTTTTTCTTTTTAAATTTTAATTTTTTTATCAAACCTCTGTAATAAAGCGAATAGTCTTGTTTAAGTAATTCTAAAGCAGATTGTATCACTGTAGAATCAATTTCTTTAAGCCAAGGTAATAATTCCTTTAATTCAGAAGGTTTAATTAAATTAAAATCTTTGTTTCGTTTAAGATTGGACGAATAAACACTTTCTTTACTTCCTAAATAGAAATTATAAGTAAATCTAAAAGAATCAAAATTTTTTCTTATTGTTTCTTTTTGTGATTTATTCGGATAAATTCTATATCGAAAACTTTTATACATGTTTATTTAGTCCGCCCCTATTCATTATTAAAAAATATTTTTTTATAAAATATAATTATTAAAATTTATACAAAAACAATTAATAATAATTATATTTTAGTTTTTTCCTTAAAAATCTTGTTATTCTCCTTTTAATGCCGTTTTGTTAGTTCAGCACATTTTTTGCACTTCACTATTCTTACTGTAGAATTTTTTATTAATTTTCCACATATAGGACACTGAGCATAATTTTCATCATAGGTAGATATAAGTAAATTACCTAAATTTTTTATTTCTGTTATTTCAAAAATAGACTTATGCTCAGAATAATCTTCTAACAAATTAACTTTTATATTTAAACTGTCACACTTCTTAGTTGTAAAAATCAAGTTGTTTTGATTTAAAGAAGAAATTATTTTTATATTGTCATTTAAAGAACCACTAACATTTGCTAAATTAAACCAGTTTATTAAATCTGATTTATCTTTAAAATTTAGCCAACCTTTAGCGTTTCTAAAATGAGCTAACACAAATGCTGTAAACAATAATTTTCTTTCTTTGTTATCTTTTCCTTTAAAAACTTGTACCATATCAACATCATAAATAATAATTTTTTCTATTTTTTTTAATTGAATTTTATTGTCTATAACATTCTTAAAAATTTCTTCTATTAATTTTTCCCATTTTTCTGGTACATATTCCTCATAGTAAATATTTTTCATTATAATATTTACATTATTTTTTACTTGCGATAAATCTTGGCTTGTAGAAGAAAAATATTTAATAACCATTATTAAAAATTTAAAAAAACCTAAGTCTGGTTTAATATTGGTTTTAATAATATTTTGTACATATTCTTCTTCATTTAATATAAATTCTTTTTTCACATCAATTATCACTTCCTCTAATTTTATTAGTATTTATTTTGTTTTTCATATCTTACACTCCTATTCTATTACATTTTAATTGATTTGTCAACCATTTTCATGCAATTTCTTTAAATTTTCTATTATTAAATCACCGACAACAGCCCAACAGAAGTATTTATTCTTATTCTGTCCATAGCATAAGTCAAGCATAATATTAACAAGTCTATCTTTGTTTGGACAAATTTCTTCTGCTCTTGTTCTAAATTCATGCTGTATACTCATTACTTTTGTGTTTGCTTCTTCTGTACTTAAATTTTTCTCAATCACAATTTTCTTAAACTGTTTAATACGTTTAATGTATTCTTTTTCAAGATTTTCAATATCTTCTCTTGTTTTAGGTGAACTTCTTTGAATAGGAGATTTAAGAAATTCATAATTAAAACCCTTGGATTTAAGTTCTACCACTCTGCCATCAAATTCACTTTCCACATATTGGCAAATTCGGTTCATAGTAGAATTAGAAATATTTACAGGCATTTTTATATCATACCATTCTAAAAATTTTTGCTGTTCTTCTGTAAGATTTTGTTTTTCTCTTAGTTCATTTACTTTACAACTATAAAGCATAACACATTTAAGGTCACAATTTTTTATATAACTATCATAATCTTTTTTTAAAGAAGAATAATTATAAATAAAGTAATAAGGCTTTTTATCTGTTACGATCACTTTATCTAAAGGCGTGGTACACAACTTTGAAACGTACCAATATTTAGGCATTTCCTTACATACGATTCCTTTTAGTTTCCTTTATACCCTCTGTCACCAGATATTTATTGGGGGAGTAGACTATCTCTTCACTTAATATTTCTATTAAGGTTCGGCACTTCCAAACAAGGACTTTCACCTTGAATGTACTGGTTTCATAATCTTTATACAAAGACCGTATACCATAGTCGTTACACCGTTCAAAAACGTCACCGTTTAAGCTTGGCACGATATTAAGTTTTAATATAACTCTTCCACCGTTAGCAAGATTTTTATAATCTCACACCCTATATTTATAGGTTCACCGAATTTTACTTGAACTCAACAAAAAGTCAATCCAAGGTATTTTGCTGATATAATTGTCCGCACAAAATACGTTTTGATAATTCTTTGTATTCATTTGTGTTTTCATTAAATAAAGCTAATTTATCTATTTGTGCTGATACTCTATTAGTAATTGTTCCAACTTCTGAGCCTAAACCCATACGGTTACTTTTTCTAATATCATTTCTTTTAACAATTTTCTTCTCGCCTTTACGTTGCACACAATCAATGGAATTTGTATATCTGTAAGCATTTAAAAGTATATTATTATTCGTGGAATAAATTGTGTCACTCATTTCTACCGCCTATTTCTAGGTACTTTAACATTGATTTAACAATCGGTTTAGGTCATATCATCATAGTTAAAAACTATGGAAGGCACTTCGATTTAAAGGAATCTCACCCACTATATTGCTATAGCCCTACTTCTATTGCTCTGTTTAACGACTGAGCCAAGGAATGACCGTCTAACTTTTATAAATAAAATATTTATACTTAGCACAGGATTGTCTTGCTGTTCCACTCAGTTTAGATTTCCCCTGTTAGCATATTCATTCATTGTCATTTCCTACAATTACTAATTCGTTGAATATACACCCAACTCTGTTGGTTCACACTTCTGCGTTGTACATTTAGTACAAAGGACTAACATTTAATCAAAGTCGCAACCATTCAATGCCATACATGTAGTATCCCAATCATTTAACACCATCATTGTATTAGAATATTTATACCATTCTTGACATTTTTTATCATTGTTTACTTTCATTTTTCTAATATTATTATGTGAAGTCATAGGAGAACGAAAACAAACTACCTCATTCACGCCTTTATCTATCCAATATTGTGAGTATATTTCATTAGCTTTTAACAACCCAGTAACTTCTAACCCATATATACTCTGCATTAAAGCATAAGAATCACCCATGACTATTTGATAATTTCCCTCAATTTTTAATTTACCAATCTTAGCTTGATTAATCTTTTTCTTAATCATTTTATTAATTCGGTCAATTACATAAGGGTCGTTCATCATTCTTTCGTCTAAATACAACGCTTGTGCATAATCTTTTGTTTTAGTTTTTTCGTCAACTCCTAAAAATTCTTTTGTTTTTTGGTAATCACCGCCAAACGCCATTTTCAACCAATCAACAGTAGGTTTACATAATTCTACAATCTGTTCATCTGTTAATTCATAACTTTGCAAATACTGATAATTTGTCTCTCTTGTATCTTCTAATTTTTTGGGTGTTACTTTTGTAGCAGAAAACCTATATCCGTTTTCATAATAGCATTTGTGGTATTCTTCCCAACTAGAATAATTATTCCATAGCTTAAGACTGGATTCAGTGATAATCATATCCACATCTCGAATATCTCTTTCAGTACCCCAAATATCTTTTACTTTATATCCTTTACCAACTTCCTCAGCAAATTTTATAATCTCAAAGACATTCAACATACCTTTCATATAAGCATTTCTTAAACAAATACCACTAGGCAAATAATCAAGACCTAATTTATCAGCAACTCTTTGCATATATTCTGGTGTACAAAGATTCATGCCATCACTGCCATTATTTTCCAAATCTACATCAAATTTTTCTTCTACGATAGGTTCATCTGTTTCGCTGTCATCAATTCTAACCACATCACCCTTAAATTTAGTGATACAATCTCGTACAACCAATACAGAGCGTGGTTCTGGTATTTCAACGGACGCTGAATAGGTCAGAGCAATATAAGCTTCTAATTTAGCCGGTATAGCCTTGTAATCTTTCTTCCTACCACAATCAGTCCTTTTAATTAACTCTGGTAAAATATCTTCTCTCACAAACAGTAAAGTATTATTTTTAAGACCACCAGTAGTTCCAACCACCCACAAAAATCTTTTACCATTTAAAATCACACCAGTTTTAGACGTAACCTTGTCATAGTCACTCATTGAGGAAATCTCCACAGCAAGCATTAAATCCGTCATATCTTGCTTGTACCGCTTGTTACCTATAATTGTAATTAAATCTATCAGTCGAAATGCTTGTGAATCAAATAAGTCAATCAATTCGTCTAAACGAACTGCCAATTCTTTAGATAAATTAATCTGCCAGTTGTTCATTCGGAAACGTTCAGACGAAATCTTGAAAATCTTTCTACGTTTATTTTGCATATAACGTTTTAGACCTCCTTTTATATATTTATATATTATTATATATATTATTATTACATATTAATGTTATAAAGTCAATATATATTATTATAATTTATTATATTATAAATATTTATGTTATATATAATATATTATTAATTATTAAAAAAATAATAAAAATAAAAAAATGGGGAAGTCAAACTACACAAATTGCTAAATTTACCGTCATAGTGGAACAAAAGACGCTTGTCGGCTTTTGGAACGCTATAGGTAAATTTCGTTCTATGCAATTTGTGTAGTTTGAA